GGATTAAAAGATGTTGAGCAAAAAATAAATGAAAAGTTTTGGAGGCCTCATGACATTCATTATCAACATGGAGATTCCACCAACCTTATTGAGCTTACTGGATTTAAGGAAGAATATGATATAGATAAAACCTTAGAGGACTTATTAAATTATTGGTTAGAAAAAATTCAATGAAAAAAGTTTGCATAATAAATCAACCGCAAGGGTTGGGTGATATTTTATATCTTCAAAAAATAGGTTATCACTACGAAGAGCAAGGTTATGAAATTTATTGGCCTGTTTGTGGAACTTATTGCTCTTATATATCTAGCTATATTAAAAACTTTAAATATTTTTGCGATTCACTAGATGGGTACATTGACATTGGATTAAATGAAGAGATTTATAAATTGGTTTTGGAGAATCCGGGGCAAGCGTGTAAAATTTACAACGGAACTGTGGGAGATATTGATTTAAAGATAGTTCCCACCAATCACTTAACAGACGTTCAGGCAGCTAATGCAGAAGTCATGCCCAATCCAGGAACAATACAAAAGAGAAAATATTCTTTTGTTGGAGTTTCCGACAATGACTGGTCGGATTATCTACACATTAATCGAAATGTGGAAAAAGAAAGCGATTTATATTATAATGTTTTAGGCTTAGAAGATGACGAGGATTATTGCTTAGTTAATACTTTTTTAGGTACGCCTCCGGAGTTTGTTTCGGAATTTTCTTTTATTTTGGATAATTTCCTAAAAAGCGATTCCGGGAAGAGTGGCTTAAGGCATGTATCGCTAAATTTCACCGAGGGCTTTACTCTTTTTGACTGGATGAAGGTTATTGAAAATGCTAAAGAAATTTGGATGGAAGGTTCAGCAATCACTTGGATTTGTGAAAAATTAAATTTAAAGGCGGAGAAGCTGGTTCTGTACCAGCGAAACGGAAATCATAGCGCGGAAATGCATAATCTCTTCTCTCATCCCTGGGGCTCTCCTAATGGCGATTCGCAATCACTTACACCTATTCCTTTATTAAAAAAATCAATACAATGAAAAAAGTAATATCATATAGTTTATACGGAGATAACCCTAAATATATAGAAGGTTTAAGACATAACGTAAATCTATTAGATGAAGTTTTCACTGACCCTGCCTGGGTAATGAGGGTTTATTATGACGATTCTGTTCCTTCAGATAAATTAGTCTCACATGACAGAGTGGAGTATGTGAAAGTTGAAAACGACGTTAATTATATGTTTTGGCGGTTTTATGCCTGGGACGATCCAGATGTAGAAGTTTACCTGTGTAGGGATATTGACGATAGATTAAATATGTGGGATTACAATATGATTTGTGAGTGGGAGAAAACAAATCACAATTTTACTGTTGGCCGATGCCATGAGGCTCACAATACATTAATTCTAGGAGGCCTATGGGGGGGCAAGCCTCAAAATTTCTCTTTCAACATGAAAGGGTTGGTTGATGAGTTTCAAAGTCATCATAATACTACCCAATACAACGATGACCAAATTTTTCTATCTACTTGTATTTGGCCCTTAGTTAAATCAGAAACATTAAGTTTCGGTTTGTTTCACGGGGCTGAATGTGCTGACCATGTTAATATCCCCTTGGACTGCGACCCCCTAAAGTCGCAGACCCCAATAGGCAATGCGCACCCATGGAAAGGCGGGTTCATAATAAAAGAGCACGTGAGGGCTCACATGTGTGGGATATATGAACCCCACATGACAAGGTACGAAGACCATTGGAATCCTGGTGCCGGCTATCAATCTGAAGGAAACCACTTATGCTATAAAAACTTATATAATGAACTGCAGAATATTCAAGAAATCAACAATCCAGAAGACTTTGACTACTTTGGTCATGCGCCCGACCGTCTAGTAGGTAATAAGTTTTTATTCGTTGACGCTCCAAAGAGCGAGGCTTGGACCTCGGAAACTGCCAGCGCCCCACCACCCTGCAAGTATACGAATGATTCAATTTCAGTTGTTGTTGTAGCTAGAAATGATAATTACGGTGGAAGCCTCAACCATAGAGCTAAACATTGCCTTAATACGCTCATTGAGAATTATGATGAAGTAATTTACGTAGACTGGAAATCTCCAGACATTCCCCTTACATCCGCCATTGAAGATGACTTAATTAAGTCGGGAAAACTTAAGGTTTATGTAGTCGAACCAGAGGATATTATTAATAATAATCCCGAATATATCAACTATCCCTTAGTTGAGGTTGTTGGTAGAAATATTGGCATTAGGAGGGCTTCCTGCGACTGGGTTTTAACAACCAACATTGATGTTATGATTGAGCGTATTGATTTATCTAAATATCGAGACGATACATTATATACGGCAGCAAGAAGAAACGTTCCTCAAGATAATCACTTAACATTTACCAATACAAAGGAATTGTTGAGTCATTTAGATAGCTGTAAAGATAGTTATGCCAGAAGTCCAGACTCCGTAGCTTATGACGAAAATGGCGCGCCTTTCTCCACATGGGATCCGGGAGATATTTGGTCTTTAGTTGTGAATTGTGGAGATTTTCAATTTGCTCATAAAAATATTTGGGAATCAATTAAAGGTTTTGAGGAGAGGTTTGGTGGCCGCATGTATACAGATTCCAATGTGCTGAAAAAGGCTTCTATTCATCATCGCATAGAAAAAGTTGATGAGAATTTATATCATTTGGATCATGGTAACGACAGAGGAGTCTCCATTGAGGGAGAGGTACCTCCTCCTCAAAATGACCGGCTTGAGACAGTTAACAACTTCACAGAGACTTCTAATGAAGATACTTGGGGTTGGCAAAATTATCGTCTTTCTTCTTATGTAATATAATTTATAATAATTGCAAGCAATTTATATGAAAGAGTCCATCAACTGGTTTAAGAAAAAGTACAAATGCGCCCTTGTCACAGGTGGGGCGGGATTCATTGGTAGTCATTTGACTGAAAAACTAGTGGCAGAAGGAATAGAAACTAAAGTTTTAGATAATTTCTCAACAGGTCGAAAAGAAAATCTCCTAAAGTGCGTGGATAAAGAAAATTTTTCTTTATTTGATTTGGATTTAGGAAAATTAGGTGACCGAGATGATTTTTTAGAGAACGTTGAAGTTGTTTTTCATATGGCTGCGAATCCAGAGGTTCGAGGGGGGAATGATAATCCAGAAATTTTATTTGAGCAAAATACTGTCAATACTTTTAATTTGTTACAAAGAATTAAACATAGCAAAGTAAGGAGAATTGTTTTTGCGTCAACATCAGCGGTGTATGGAAACGTAAGGACATTACCCACTCATGAGGGATATGGACCATTATATCCTATATCGCATTACGGCGCATCCAAGTTATCGTGCGAGGCAATGATATCTTCGTTTTGCTATAATTACGATATGGATGCAATTATTTTACGTCCCGCCAATGTAATTGGATCTCGCTTCCATCGTGGGTTAATATGGGATTTGATTCATAAATTAAAAAGCGACAAAAACAGGCTAGAAGTTTTAGGGGATGGAAAGCAATCCAAATCTTTTATTCATATAAGCGACATGATAAAAGGAATATTTCAATCCATGAGAAAAGAAGAAAATGGTGTGGATATTTTCAATATGGGAAGCGAAGATAGGGTAGATATCATCAATGTGGCAAAAATAGTTTGTAAAAATATGAAATTACCCAACGTAGAAATTTTCACCACGGGCGGCGCTGAAAATGGCGGGGGGTGGATGGGGGATATGAAAATCGTGCATTTAGATATTTCCAAGCTAAAGAATATGGGGTGGGCACCAAAACTTTCAAGCTTAGAGGCGGTCGACTTAACTTCGCAAGAGATTATGGATGAAGGGGTTATGAGTTAACTTAATTTCACTCTTTAAAAATCAATGAATTACATAAGCTACAGCCTATGGGGTGATGATCCAGTATATACTCAGGGGGCTATAGAAAATGCAAAACAAATTCCAGAAATATATCCAGAATGGAAAATGGTGGTTTACTATGGGTCTAATGTTCCCAGTGATGCAATCGAAGAGTTGAATTCCTCGCAATGCCTTTGCCTTGAAGCTGACGAATCTTACTATGGCATGTTTTGGAGATTTTTTGCTGTGGATTTAGTTTCTTCAGAACATGTTATCTTCAGAGATTGTGACTCCAGATTAAGTTTTCGTGAGAAATTTGCCGTGGATGAGTGGATTGTTTCGGGTAAGAGCGCTCATTCAGTAAGGGACCACCCTCTTCACAGAATACCGCATTCTTGTTCGTCACCTAGTTTTCTGGGTGGCATGTGGGGAATAAAGTCAGGAACCTATCCTCTGGTTGATAAAATAAAAAAGTCTCATTGGTCGAAGGAGTTTAGCTATGGGGCTGACCAAGGCTTCCTGCAGGAGGTCTATGGATTTTTTAAAGAGAGAAACGACATTACCATTCACAACGAATTCGAGGGTGGTAATAAAATCGCGCATCCAAGGGAAGATTATCGCTTTATTGGGGAGAGAATGACTGTGGATAATAATCCCACTTGTGAGGATTGGACAATCATAAGGGATTTCTATGAAAACTAGTGAGATGAAGCTCCTAAACTATTACGATTTGATAGAGAAAAATTCCATAACTCTTCCCGATGAAGGATTGGCTAGGGAATTTCATATTAAAAAAATAGAACTCAACAACGTGGGCGATATAGAATTCTCCATTGTTATGACTGTCTTTAATCAGCGTCATATTATTTGTAAACATATAGAAGCTGTATTAAGATATACGCAAGGGCCCAGCGAACTCATTTTAATCTTGGATTATTGTGTTGACGGTTCAGAGGAAAAGATTTTAAATTTCTTTAAAAATCACAACGATGAGTACAAAAACTTTAAATCTGTAACCATTATTAAGCATGAAAAATTCCCCATTTTTGAAGCGTCTTGCGATAATGTAGGCTTCATGCTTTCTGAAGGGAGATTCTGCCTTGAAATCCAAGGGGATCAAGAGATGATTGAGGATGGATATAACCTTCAACTCGCCCGACCCTTTGATGTATTTGAAAATTGCATTGGCGTTTCCGGCAGATGCGCTCATCAGAGGGGAGGTTCAGATGTGGCTGGTGCAAAATGTTGGGACGTTGAAAAATCCACTTCTGATTCTGATTTCTCTAGAGATATATTTTATGAGAGAGAAACTTGCAACAGGGGCCCCCTACTCTTGCATCGTCAAAAACTTAAAAGTTTAAATTTTTTAGACGAAAAAAATTTCCATCAATGCAATTCTGAGCATGATATGTTTTTTCGGGCATACTATTACCACAAGTATATATGCGGTCACATAGCCATAGACTTTAATAGTCCAGAGCACGCCAGAGGAGCGGGAAGGATACATCATATCGGGATGGAGGCTCATGATATTAATGAGTCCCTTAGGTCTAAAAGGTTACTACAAAGAGATGACGATCTGCCTCCGCACGACCTATGGAATACAGGTTTTCTGAAAAATATAGACTCTAAAATGCCCGTTAAAGCGCCCAAAGACTTACCCATTTAAATCTAAGATATTTATAGATAAATATCAAGCTTGTTTTAATATATAAGAAATTACAAAGAAACGCATTATGAAAAACGAAGAAAAAATTAAATACTCGGCAGCTGATTGGCCAAGGCATGACGACTGGACGAGTCGGCCGGCACACGCCCGATGCCCGTGGGTTATATACGACGACATACAACTCATGCAGCATCAAAACATACTAACCGCCTATCCCCCCTTACTGGAGAAAGAAAATTTCTCTCGGTTTATTGAGTTCGGCACTTGTTTTGGCGGATTACCCCTTGTTTTTAGAGAGGTTTTCGACTTTAAGGGTGATATCATAACTTATGACTGCTCAGGCGATGGAACTATAACCAGTAGCTACATGAACCACATTAAAGCTCAGGATGATGCTAATCATTGGCCTAGCACGGTTGATAGTTCGCCCAGCTTATCTTCATACCCGGCAAAAACGAATTGGTATTCACAGTTAGAACTAAACCCTCCCGACATAAGATCTAAATTCGCTAAAAATAATATTGATTACAGAATTAAAGACGTTTTTAATCCTGAAGTTATGAAAGAAATTGGGGATTTAATTCAAGGAGAGGGTAAAACTCTATTAATGTGCGACAACGGAAATAAGCCGGGAGAAATTAACGCCTACGCTAAATTTTTAAAGGAGGGCGACATTATATTGGGTCACGATTACTTCAAGGGTGAGTGTGAGTTAGATATCTGGATATATAAAGACTTTGGCCTTGGCGAAGTAATGGGGACTGTCGAAGAACGCTCTCTAAACATAGAAAATGAATACACAGAATCGTTTCGCCAGTGTGCGACTTTTATTGGTGTAAAATAAATCGTCCCATTTCCATTATCGCGGAGATCTCCAATTGTAATATGCGCAAGGAGAGTCTACAAAAGCGCAATCCGTATGGCTTAAAGCTTTGATCCAACAGCCATAATCTTCAGCTGAATTTGGGACGGATTCCATATAATCAATTTCCCCCAAAATAGACGTCTTGATTATAACGCTAGAAGTCACGCAGAGATTTTGTTTCTCAAGAAGCTTCAGATCTCACACCAAAGGAGGTCCCCCTTCGAAGAAATTATGGACCCCCAGACCACTCAGCTTGACGTCAACTTCGGTTTTATATTTCTCCTGCAGAAAAAGGGGGGTACCTCTCCCCCTCTCGATAAAAACCCGAGCCAAAGAAACTTTCCGTGCAAGACATTTCGCAACCAGTATTTTTCATAACCTCAAGTTGTTTTTCTATTTTTTGAGGCAACCATGAGTCGTCATCGTCCAAGAAGGCAATGTATTCTCCGGACGCCTGCTTCATGCCCACTGTTCTTGCGCGTCCAGCACACGGATAACCAAATTTCTCTATACTATTCTGCTCTAAATGAATAATTTTTATATCACCGAAATCATATTCATAATATTCTTTCTGCGTTGATCGGTCATTTATTACTATAATTTCTATATCCTTGTGTGTTTGTTTTTTTATACTAGAAACTGCATTTAATAAATATTCAAATCGATTATATGTAGGTATAATTGCTGAGATTTTCACGGGTATAGGGTTTTGCTTAAATCATTTGAGTAAAAAGGGAATCTGCTTTTTAAAAAATCATCCTCAATAAATATTGCATTCCCCCCATGACAAACAAATGAATATCCCTTCTCCAAGCCCAAATTGACCATTGGGGCGAGAGCAGTGCCTTGGTATTTAGTGGGGGTATGTATATGTTCTAAATTATTAAAGTCAACATGGCTGCCAGAATTCACTTCTATTACAACAATTTTTGGTCGGTATTTTTTAAAACTTTTCCAAATTTGATAGTCGTAAGAATCGACATCAATAGATAACACATCAAAATTAATGGGTATTTTAGTTTTGCCGAGCAAATTATCAAGAGAATTATCAGTATCGCTATAATCGACAAATGCATTAATTGGAATAATATTTGGATATTTTTCAACAGTTTTTAGCAAATCTTTGTAGTTGTTATTATCTGCTTCAATAAATACAGCTTTAAAATTCTTCTCCACTAAATTAAAGGTGTTGGAAAATAGTATGCCATCCCAAGCGCCAAATTCACAAACCCAACCATTATCAATTTCTAATTTTTTTAATAATTCATCAATAATTCCATCTTCACCATTTTGTGAATATACGTTGTGGCTATATTTCTCACGAAAAACTTCAGATGAAGCGGATTTTATTGGATTTATTTTTTCTTTAGCGGTAATCATTTTAGAAATTCAAACTTACTATAATACTATATACAATATACACGTTAAATTTTTCCATGAGATTTAAAACCCTAACTGGCGCCACTCGTAGTGTTTCTAATATTAAAAAGAAATTAATAAAATGGAACAATAAAAGCCGAAGTAAGTTCCAATACAGAGTTAAAAAATTCCTTGAGCCATATTGGGACAATCACATTGTTTTTGAAGAGTTTCCCATTGTCGGAACTAGAATGTCTTTAGATTTCTATAACGCCAACAAGAAAATAGCTGTAGAAGTTCAGGGCGGCCAACACACTAAATACGTACCACACTTTCACGGTGGTTACAAAAACAATTTCATAGCGCAGCTCAATAGAGACCAAAAAAAATTAGACTTCTGCAGGCTTAACGACATTACTTTAGTAGAAATTTACGAAAAAGACGAAATAAACGAAAAGCTCTTTGGAAAATATGGTGTTGACCTTTAGTATATAGTGTAATATAGCATATGAAAGATATAAACCCAGAGAACTTGGAGGAGTTTCAAATTCCAGAAAGCTTCCTTCAGGAACTGTTCGAGCTAACAGGGGAATCAGAAAACAACAGAGGCTTTCTTCTTGTCTGTGTCGGCCAGGATGGGCGACCATTTATTTATTCCAAATCAGCCTCTGCAGTAATAGAATTAGGCATAAGAAAAGCGATGGAAGAGTTCTTAGACGAGTCTCAGAATCATGACAGTTTAGATTATCTTTCCGAAGATAGTGAATAAATAGATTGACTACTCCACTTTTTTGTGGTAAGATAGTTTAATATGCGCTTATACGATTTAGAACAAGAAAGAGTTGTCCTTGCGGGGGTTTTGGCTCACCAAGATTATTTCATGGCTGAAATAGAGCCTTTTATAAATGAAGGAGACTTTTATTCAAAAGAGTCTATCACTTATAAAACAATCTTCTTGAGGATGAAGGCTTTATTAGATGAGGGTAAGAAATTAGATATAGCTCTACTATCTCACCATATAAAATCGGCCAACTTAACATTTAAGGATGTAGATTCAGTTGGGTTTCTTGATGGCTTAGGCATTCTTTCTGAGCATTTAGACGAAGCCGGCTTCAAGAACGCGGTTGACGTTATAAAGCTACTTACATTAAGGAGGAAGATGTCTGACGCTGGTGGTCAAATATCAAAAGAGATGGAAACCCTTGACTCTTCTGCTTCTTTTGATGAGATACTTGAGAAATGCGATGAGGCTTATAATTCAAAAATAGAATTATTCGAGAACTCCTCTGGCAATGCCACAAATCTATTCTCAATAATTGGTGACTTAGTCAACGAAAGAGCTCAAGATAGGTCTATATTTAAGGATGACGGAGTAATGGGTCCTCATAAAAGCGTTAATAGACTGTGCGGATCACTAACTAAGCCTGGAAACATAACGATTGTCTGCGCAGGTTCTGGGGTAGGCAAGACTCAATTTACTACTCATTATTGCATGAGCATTGCTGGTAGGGAAAAAATACCTATACTACACTTAGATAACGGAGAAATGACAGAGGAGGAGATAGCCTTCAGGATGTGCGCTTCAGGTTCTGGAGTTCCTCTACATTTAATTGAAAGTGGGGAATGGTTTGACAGTTCAAATAGTAGAATGAGAGTAGAATCTACTATTAAAAAAATGGATAATAATGAAATTAGATACGATTATTACAATGTAGGAGGTAAGAATATCGATGAAATCCTAACTTACATTAGAAGGTACTACCATAATAAAATAAAAAGAGGCAATCCATTAATAATTAATTTTGACTATATAAAATCCAGCTTTGAGTTGACTAGTAAATTCAAATCAGAATTTCAAATCATAGGGGAGCTTGTTGACAAATTCAAAAAGTTAATACAGCGAGACATTGTATTTAACGGAAGACCAATGATCTCGTTGGTAACAAGCATTCAATCAAACAGAATCGGAACGGTTGGTAATCGTAGGTCTGAGAATGTTGTGGACGATGAGAGCGTTATATCCCTAAGTCACAGAGTTAAGCAGTTCTGCTCTCACATGTTAATACTAAGACACAAGACAATGGATGAACTACAGAATGATCCTGTATATTGCGGTAGACATTTGATGAAAATTGAAAAGGCTAGATCCTACGGGGCTGATTTTGCAAGAGCGGAAAATTTAGTTGAAATGCCAGATGGAACCCATCAAAGAAACCATATAAATTTCGAATTTGACAATTTCAAAATCATAGATAGGGGTGACTTAGTTGATTTAGTCGGAGAGGGTGAATCCATTAACGAGCTAGAGGGGTCTTCCGGCGAAGACGATCTTCCCATATGAACAATATAGATATAAAGGAAGCCTTAACTTCTCTAGGGTACAACCTCCTAGATAGGGGAGACTATTGGCAGTCAACAGCTGTTTATAGAAATGGCGACAACCCAACGGCATTGCAAATATATAAAGATACCGGAGTCTGGAGAGATTATGTAGCTGGGGAATCCTTCATGCCTTTTAAAGCTTTAATTGAAAAATCTTTAGGAACTACAAAGCCTGCTGATTTAGATAAATATCTTTCAGGAGTAAGCTCGCTCCCCGGATCCTCAATCAAGAAGGATTTGGAAGCTATTCCTAAAATCGAAAAAACATTTTCCCTTGAAGATGTCGATAATCTCCTTCCTCATTATACATTTTACAATAAGAAGGGAATTAGCAATGAAACCTTAAAATTATTTAAAGCGGGGATGAGTACCGGTGGATCGATGTACCAAAGGTTTGTGTTCCCTATTTACAATAAAAATTCTAGAGTTCATGGTTTGGCAGGTAGGGACATGTCGAATATCAAGGATCGTCCTAAGTGGAAGCATATGGGTAAAAAGGTGTACTGGATATATCCATTACATATCAAGGATGAGTCTGGAGAAAGAGCGACAATGTCCTCAATCATGGACTCTGGAGAGGTTATCTTAGTGGAAAGCATTGGAGACATGTTGTCATTATTTGAAAATGGAATAAAAAACGTTCTAGTTACATTTGGTTTGGATATTTCTTCAGAGTTATTGATCAATCTAATAGGGTTAAATTTAAAAAAGATTACATTGTCATTTAATAATGACTTTAATAATCAGGAAAATAGAGGTAGAAACGCCTGTGTCAAAAACTATTTAAAATTATTATCTCACTTCAATCAAGAAAGCGTATCCATTTGCCTTCCTACTAAAAACGATTTCGGAGAGATGACTGAATCTGAAATTTCGGACTGGCAAATTAAAAAGGAAAACAATTACAGAAATCACGAAAAACTATGTCAAGTAGTTCTTGAGTCGGCTAAGGATTTATATATTAATAAAAAATTATCTAATAACATTTACAAGAATGTGAAAAAACTACCCTGCTATGAGTGAAAACGTAAGACTGTCTGCAAGCCGCATAGGGACCGCTAAAAAGTGTTCTTGGTCGTATTGGTGCAAGTACCACCTCAAGATGCCTGATAAGTCGAATGACGGCGCCTCCCGGGGCACTGTGTGTCATAATATATTCGAATACCTGGGTAAGGATAGGCATAAAAAGCATTTTGAATCTATAATTAAAAATGGAACGGTAGAATCTTCAAAAGCTGTACATAAATTAGTTAAAATCCAAGCCTCAAGGCAAGATCCTCCGGTAGATAGCAAGGATAACTTAGATCTCATGGATAAATTCATCATGAGAGGTCTTCGTTATGATTTTTTCGGAGAAGAATCTAAAAACCTTGACGAGGGTTTGTCTGAGCAGGTTTTTGACTTAAAAGTTGATGACGGAGGCTTGTCCTATCACATCTATGGTTTTATAGATAAGTTATTTATCTATGATAAAGGTAAAAAAGCTGTTGTTAGAGATTTTAAAACTAGTAAGAAAAAATATACCGGATCAGAGATAACAGACAACCTTCAAAATCTGTTGTATTGTTTGGCTGTTAAAAAATTATATCCAAATTGCGAAGAATTTTCCACAGAATTTCTATTTTTAAACTTTGACATGTCTCGGGACATGCTTGGTCACGAAGGGGAGGGAGTAATGAAGCTCGAACCTATGTCTCACGATGAAATCGACGGTTTCGAATACCAACTTAATGAGATACAAGAGTATTTAAATTCCTTTGGCGAGGATGAGGCTACCGGTAATTTTGCCGCCGACATGCCCTTTCCTTCAGACGGAACTTTTGGTGGTCCACTTTCTTGCGGTTTTGCCAAGTACCCAAATCAACTAAAGAAAGATGGGACGAAAATGTGGCACTGTCCCTTTAAGTTTGCCTTTGAATACTGGGCTCTTAAGGATAAAAACGGCAATACCGTCAAAACTGTGCATGACGAAGAGGAGCATACATTAATTCCTAATGAAAAAGAAGGGGAGTATCTGGAAAAGTTATCCTACAAAGGCTGTCCTAGGCACTCCTTAAAAAAAGATTTAGATTTGTAGTTTTTACGTGTATATATATGTATGATCGATCACATTCTAGAATCATTCATAAAAGGGTTAGGTAATGCCTAAGTTCATAGAACTTTTCTTATTGGTTTACTTTAAAATAAAAGAGGTAAAAAATGCCCCCTTTTTCGAATGAAGCTTTAAGTGGTAGAAAAATAGTCGGAGTATGCACTTCAATCAATGAGGAGATTCTTTTATTAAAAAGGAACGAACTAGAAGGTGTAAAGTTTCCGGGCTATTGGTCTGTAGTCACCGGGGATGTGGAGGCTGGGGAGAGCCCATTCCATGCGGCCTCCAGGGAACTTTTTGAGGAGACAGGGTTCGAGACTAATAGTTGGAATCTAAAATATCTATACAATTGGTACGATGACAGATTTGATTTTGTATTTTATTTGTATAAACACACTTTGAGTAAAAAAATAAATCCAGTTATAGATTTCGAGCATACTGACTATAAATATATAAAGAAAAACGAGCTGGATTCAATTTCTCCTATGGATTTAATATTAAAAAAGAATTTAAAGTCTTTTATTTAACGTTTTCCTTCGTATACACACGAGAGATTTAGATATTTCTTTCAAGAAGTGTATATACTTATATGATAATAGACGAGTATATATTCATAGGTATAGGCGCTTGTTTTTCAATAATAGGGTACTTCCTCAAGAGGGAAAATAAACGTCTTGAAGGAATGGAAAAGTTGATTAATGAAATAAATGTCACCTTAGCTAAGAATGAGGTTAGGGACTTTGAGCGTTACAACTCTATAGAAAAAGCGCTCGAAGATCGTCGAGTGGACGTTCGAAAGATATTCGACATAATTCAACAAAATAAAAAATAGCTCTCGCTTGGCTCTATGAATCTCATAATAGACTCTAGCTTGTGTGAGCCTCCTAGTGAAATTTCTTGCTTTAGAGATGTGACTTTATACGGAAAAGTTTTTATTTTTGATGATATTTTATTAAAATGCGAAACGGGTACTCGCAGCATTTACTGGAAATGGCTTAAAGCTCATGGAGCTCATGATTTTATTTCGGAACTTATACATGGCCACGAAAAAGAATACGGCTTCACTATGGGTGGTAAAAAATCTAATCTAAAAATAGACAGAATCGATGCTTTCAATTTAAACTTTATTATATCAAGTATTAATTGTTTAAGGAAATGAAAAAAGCTATAGAAATCATCACAGAGTTAAGCGTTAAGGTTAAAAAACAAGAAAAGGAAATAGACAAATTATTAAAAATGATTGATTTTTTAAAAAACAAAGTTAAAGAAAAAAGTTGACATTTATAATTTTTTATTATATAATATAATTGATAACTTGTGTAAATACAATAGTCATGAAAAATAAAAAATTAAAAAAACTCTCTTTAATTAATTTAATAATGGGGTACGCAACGATGTCCCTATTTTTATTTTTAATATTATTAAACCTTAACTCATTCAAGCCTACCGAGGAAGTCGTAGTTATTACGATGGATCCTGTTAACGCTGACTACATTGATTTGTTCGACGGAACAGTTGAAGATGACGTTGTAAAACTAAGGGAAGAGCGTCCAGTCGATGTTGACCCTGAAGGCAGGGAAATAGTTTATGTTGATCGTGAATTTGTCAGGGATTTTGACGTCGGGTTGAATCACGGTGATAATTTACTAATCAACAATAGGTTAGATACTTCCTTAATAGTAGATCGAGTAGCTTCAGTTAACAGGCATATTATTCATGAAAAAAACTTTGAAGATCGCGGAAGATTCCTTAATAATAATGTTCTACATGGCGGCATTAATGATTCCGTATATGTTGATAATGACAGCTTATCTATTAATAATGGAAATGGTTTTAGAGTTGGGCTTAATGAAAATATTGACGCTGGAATTCTAGATCGTAGATTATATAATTTAAAAAAAGAAAATAATACTGAAAGCGCTTTAGTGATTGAAGATGAGTATGGTTTAGACGGGGATGAGGCTAACCTACTCAACATGTCCCTAGATGAAGGCGAGAGCGAGCTAGGAGATATACTTGCAGACTTTGAAGGGGGGAACCCAGGAAGTGATGGACGGGGCGTGGATAAAGGAAAACTTTATGCCTATAATTACCCAAGTCAGGGAGTTGGCGCTGGAATTGGTAACGCTGGAGTTGGTGCGGCGGCTGGTTTTGCTGGCATTGGTGCTGGAATCGGAGAGGCTGTACTGGACGGTAAGGCGGTTCCTGCGCTTGGAGGCATTGGTTCATATTCCTCAGTCAAGCCGACCGTTGCGACCGGCCTAGATAGTGACGGAGATGGAGTTTCCGACTCTTTGGAAAGTTATTTTAGAACTAACCCGAAATCTAACGATACGGATAAAGATGGCATTAGTGACTCTGAGGAAATTCGCGGCCTATCAAACCCCTTAGTGGCTAGCAGTAAACCTGGTTCTCCCGCGCCTGGAGGGGATGAGGATGAAGATGGGGTACCTTCGTCTCTGGAATCCTTATATGGATTAAGCCCTACAAACGAAGATACTGATGGTGATGGATTTAATGATGGTGAAGAGCTTGTAGCTCTGACTAACCCTAGGGATCCGAATAGTAATCCTGGAGAATCTGGCGGTCCTGCATTATCTTTGGCTCCGGGTGTTGCTGGTGGAGTTGCTGGGTTAGTTAATGGCGCTGGTGCTGGTGTAGCTGCTGGACTAATGCCAAACAAAGTAAAACACCCATTAGGTTTAGGGGTGGAATGTGAAGGTTGCAAGGATGAAGGCTGTTCTGATTGCGTAAGTTTGGGAGGGGGTAAGGGTCTCGACAAAGGAGCTTATTGGAAAGAGCTTCCTGTAGATGGAAACCTCTTCATCATGATGTATGTTGATGAGAGCGGCTCAATCCTCTCTACCCGCAAAGCTCTTGTGGAAATGCGTGACGGAATAATGAAGGAAGCTCTTTTACCTTATTACATGAACGACGAGAATTTATATAACCGTCGTGTTCAAGTGGTTGGTTCTAAGGAAATCGGTACTCCGGGTATCGCTGAAGATGGTGAACGTTCACTTGAGTTTTTTGCTGCTGCGGCAAAGAAGAAAAATGTACTTGCGCTTGCTTTTCAGGATGAAGGGGCGCCGTCCTATCATTTACCCAACTTCAACAAGAATCCCGAGAAGCACTACTTGAACGACTTAGGCGTACTGCGTAACCGGCTTGACGACTTTGGCGGAGTGTATCGTGGGGTCATGTTTCAAGTGGATCGAGGTAAGACTTTTGCAAAGTCGTTTAAGGAGTTCGTGGAAAGCGCTTGGCAGGGTGAGAACTACCTATCTGGCAAAGGTCACAGCCTTAAGCCGTTTTACTGGCAGGAAAATCGTCATCATATCCGTAATCATGATGGCATTGTATTTAGTGATGAATATCACGTTCAATCAGATTCAAACCCACAATACTATTTAGATTTAATATTCAAAGCTTCTAAAAAAATAGGTTTAGATTTAAATGTTTATGCTGGAGGTCTCAAGGATGGTAAAAATATTAAAAATTAGTACTCCTAAAAAAGTTCTTCGCAGATAAGGTTTTAAGTAAAATACCTTGACATATGTTGCTTATTATGGTAATATATAGTCATGCAACCTTTATTTAAGTCTCATTATAGCGTGGGGAAAAGCATCCTCACTCTCACTCCTCCCGGGGCGACCAAGGAGGGATCTTCGGATTCTATTTTTGAAATAGCTCAAGAAGAAGATCTCAAGACTGTGATCCTAGTAGAGGACGCTCCAATTGGCTTCTTGGAAGCTAAGAACAATTCGGAGAGTTTAGGTATTCAGCTAATCTTTGGATTGAGATTTGAGATTTCGTCTCTTTCAAAATCAGAGAAAGGGGACGACTCTATACATAAAATAATTATCTTCTCAAAGGATGACGAAGGCTGCACTCTTTTAAATAAAATTTACAGCAAAATTAATTGCGAGTTCAATGGGATTGGGAATTGCAAATTGCTAAAAGATTTATGGAGCGAGGATCATCTCAAATTAGCCGTGCCCTTTTATGATTCCTTCTTGCATCGCAACAGCTTGACTTTCGGAAACTGCATTCCAGATTTCTCTTTTTGTAGTCCAACTTTTTTTATTGAAGATAACGGTTTGCCGTTTGATAATCTTCTTAAATCTAAAGTTTTAAAATTTTGCGATGAAAATGGTTTTTTAAACGAAGAAGCTAAAACGATTTATTATAAATCCCGAAAAGATGTCGAAGCGTTTCAGACTTATAAATGCATATGCAATCGTTCCTTTGGAAGGAAGCGCTCTTTATCAAATCCCGGCTTAGATCATTTAGGTAGTAGAGAATTTTGTATTGAAAGTTGGAAGGAGTATGTAAATGAATAATCACTTATTAAGATTTGATAAAAATAAAAATTACGTCATATTTGACTACGAAACCTGTGGTTTAAATCTGGCGTCGCTAAACAACAAACCTTGGCAGTTAGCTTATTTAGTAATAAAAAACGACGAAATAATAGAGAAGAATGATTTTTATTTAAAATGGGACAGTCTTCCAATATCTGACGACGCAAAAAGGATCACAGGCTTTAAAGAAAGTGTTTATAAAAAAAGAGCGGTAGACCCTCTGAGGGTTTTAGAGGACTTTGACAAGTATCTTTATGATGATAGCTTCTACGTGGTTGGTCATAATATAATTGGGTTTGACGTTTATATACATAATATCCACAGAATATTATGCGGGAAGAGTTCTGACTATTCCTACATGGATAGAACTATAGATACAAACTGCCTAGCTAGAGCTAAGAAAGAAGGCATAGATCTTAACGGCTCAGATTTCTTATCTTGGCAATATAAACTTCAAAACTTCAGGAAAAAGGGTTTGAAAACCAGTTTGAAACAGTTATGCGTGGATTATAGTATAGATTTCGACGAGGGAAAACTTCACGATGCCCTTTATGATATATTTAAAAATTACCAAGTATTTAAAAAACTATTGTGGGAGGTAGAAGTTTAATATGAAAAGTTTCATTGAAGATTTTAAGGCTTATAATAATTGCGTTCCGCCGGGAGTTAGGCTTCCTGAGATTAAAATAGAAAAGAGGCATTACAAGGAATTGTCCATAAAAGAAGGTTGCTCTAATTTTGATTTTTTAAAACACTTATGCAAGAAAGGCTTAAAGGAAAAGGGGATTAATGAATTCTGTAATAAAAAGTTATACATTTCAAGGCTCAAGATGGAGCTTGACACACTTAACGATTTGGGCTTCGTTGATTATATTCTTCTCAACTGGGATATTCTTAATTATTGCCATGAGAATGACATACCAGTTGGTCCGGGACGGGGTTCTGCGGCTGGTTCGTTAGTCCTTTTTCTAATTGGAGTTACTGACGTTGATTCCGTTAGGTATGAATTATTTTTTGAGAGGTTTGTGTCTAAGAGTAGAGCTAAAAAAACCATTAAAGATGGGGTGACATATCTAGACGGCAGCTTGCTTGCTGACGTGGACAATGACATAGCTTATGAGCATAGGCAGAAAGTTATAGAATATATTGAACAGAAACACCCATCTAGAACTTGTAAAATATTAACGCTGAATACATTAAGTGGAAAACTATGCATTAAAGAATGCGGAAAGATAGTGGGAGAAAAAGCCGAACAGGATGTTAACGCTGTCAGCGATATGATTCCTAAAAAGTTTGGTAAAATCTCACCCCTGAGCGAAGCTTACGAGGAAAGTCCTAGATTCAAGGAGTGGGCTGACGAAAATGATTTTATCTATTTGATAGCTAAAAAAATAGAAGGTTTAAACAAAAACACAGGAGTTCATCCCTCTGGAATAGCTATCGCGTACCAAGAGATTTCGGAAATATGTCCAGTTCAATTAGCTAACGATGGATCTTTCGTAACTGGGTACGACATGAACTGGGTTTCGGAGCTTATGGTGAAATTTGATATCCTAGGTTTGAGGACTCTGAGTGTTATTTATGACGTTTGTAACGATTTAAATATTAATATTTATGATGTAGATTTGGACGATCCTGAAATATACAAACCTCTATCTAACGAATTTAGATGTCCTCAAGGATTATTTCAAATTGAAGCTGATACCAACTTTAGAGTTTGCAGGAAAGTTAAACCCAAGAGCTTGGAGGAGTTAAGTGCGGTGATAGCAATTGCCAGGCCTGGTGCGTTGGAGTTTTTGGATAGCTATTCGAGTTATATTGAATCTGGAGAGCGTCAAAATATACATGATTTCTTTAACGATATACTTGATTATACCGGAGGGATACCCCTCTATCAGGAACAATTAATGAAGATGGCTGTCAAGGTAGGCTTCACACTTGATGAAGCTGAACAATTAAGAAGAATAGTTGGTAAGAAAAAAGTGGACCAGATGCCTGCTTGGAAAATTAAGATTGAGCAAAAAATTTCTGAAAACAAAATACCGGAAGACGTTGGAGATATCCTATGGAAGGTTGCTGAAGATAGTGCGAATTACTCGTTTAATAAGAGTCATTCAATAGCTTATGCAACTCTTTCAGCTTGGACAACTTACTTAAAATTCAAATATCCCCAGCAATTCTTCTTAAGCTTGTTAAAAATGACCAAGTTTGAACCATCTCCTCAAGAGGAGATAAATAGCATAACTCAAGAACTTTCCTTCTTTGACATGAAATTGCTTCCTCCGGACCTAGGTTTATCAAATATGGACTTTTCGAAAGAGGGTTGCAATATAAGATTTGGCTTAAATAGTATTAAAGGTGTCAGTGAGAAGTCCTTAAACGCTTTGAGAAGTTTTAGGAAATCTAAAAATCCCAATAAGTTTGATATATTCGTTTCAGCTAAGCAGGCCGGACTCAACATTGGAATACTGTCGGCATTAATACAGGCTGGAGCTTTATCCTCCAAGGATTCAAGATCCCTAACCGTCTTAGAAGCTCAGTCTTTCAATTTATTAACTGATAGGGAGAAGCGAAACGTTATGATATTTGGCGAAAGGCACGAGTATAGGCTTTTGGACATTATAGCTGCTGCTAAAGAAGGCTTGATAGCTGACGATGGAAAATTATTAATGAAAGAGTCTAGATTTGAGACTTTTAGAAAAAAATATGTCAAATACAAGGGTATATACCTTCAAAATAAAAAGTTTGAGAAATTTGCTAGCTGGTATTTTGAGAAACAGTTATTAGGATACAGTTACAGTTACAAATTAAAAAATGTATTCAAAGATAGTGGAGAGCTTTACGATTCCTTAAGGTATTATTCAATGCCTCAGGGAGATCGTGGTAAATTCATTGGAGTTGTTGAAGAGTCCTTTAGAAGCACTAGTAGAAATGGGAATAAGTATTTAAAATTGTTAATATCGGATGAGTATGGAAAGTACGGGGCGATGATGTGTGATAATAGGAGGGGCAGCAAGTTCTCAGAATACATAAACGCAGGAAATAAACCTCCAGAGAAGAACGATATAATCTCATTAACTGGAAGTAAAGGTGACGATATACTTTTTATTGATAATATTTCAAAATTGAATGAGAAAATATTCATGAAATTAAGTGACGTTAAATAACATGGAAGCTTTACCAAATTTCACTCCTAGAGTTCAGCAAGCTATTAAGTTAGCTAAAGAACAGGCGGTAAAATCCAAAAATAGCTCAGTTAAGCCTGTGCATTTATTACTTGGCATTTTTAAAGTTCAGAACTCCTTGTTAGCTGAAGCTGTCGAAGATCCAGAGAATTTCGATGACGATTATTTTAATGAATATTTAAAACCTAATGTAAATTTCAACCCTGAGCAGATAACTTTTTCTAAAAGTTTCAAAAGCGTATTGAGAAAGTCCGCTGAACTTGCTGAGTTTTATAGTCACGCTTACGTAGGGGTAGAGCATGTTTTAATAAGCTTGTTAGAAACTAAAGGTTTGTCTCATGTACTTGAAGAGTACAATTTGGACTGTGACGCAATTTCTCAACGGATAAGGTCTACCCTTGAGGGCGACTCTGTAGACAGGATGGTTGATGTTAAAAAAGCTAAAAAGAATAGGCGTTTAAAGTCCGCAAAGGATGCGGGTCCACATATCCCTCCCTCAAATAGTGAAAAATTCCTATCTAAATACTCTGTAAACTTTACGGATCTTGCTGCTTCTGGTAAATTTGACAAAGTAGTCTGTAGGGATGAATCTATATCTGAAGTTGTTGAAATCTTATGCAGGAGAACTAAAAACAACCCAATAATACTTGGTGAAGCTGGAGTGGGTAAAACTGCCATTATCGAAGGTTTGTCTCAAAGAATAATCAACGGAGAAGTTTCTGATTTTCTTCTAGGTAAGCAGGTGTACGCTTTAAATTTAAGCCATTTAGTTGCTGGTACTAAATATAGGGGGCAATTCGAGGAGCGATTAAAGGGGGTTATAGATGAGATTAAAAAAGACGAAAATAATATTTTATTTATAGATGAAATACACACCTTAATTGGCGCGGGAAGCGCCGAAGGAAGCATGGATGCTGCAAACATGCTTAAGCCTATGCTCGCTAGAGGTGAAATTAGATGTATTGGCGCGACAACCTTAAAGGAGTATAAGCAATCTATATCTAAAGATGGCGCTCTAGCTAGAAGGTTTCAGTCCGTCATTATAGATGAGCCTTCAACTAAGGAGTGTTATGAAATTTTGCTTAATATAAGCGATCAGTACGAATCTTTTCATAAAATTAAATATAGGAAAAACGCCCTAAAAGCTTCAGTAGACTTGAGCAGTAGGTACTTGACAGACAGAAATCTACCAGATAAAGCCATTGACTTAATAGATGAGGCGGCGTCAAAAGTTAAAGTTAGAAATTTCAAAAGACCTAATGAAGCTAAAAGTTTAGAATCGGCCATTGAGTCTATAATGGAGCAAGAACAATTAACAACAGATCCAGAAAGAAAGAGGGTTCTGGAGGAATGTCAAGATGAATTATTCGAGAAGTATCAAGTCATCTTGGATGAATGGCAGCAGTCTATATTAGATAATACTATATATGTAAATCGGTCTGACATTGAAGAGGTTATATCTATAAAAACCGGTATACCAATATCCATCATATCTTCTTCTGGTGAAAATAAATATTTGAATTTAAAGAAAAATTTAAACAAAGAAATTATAGGTCAGAGCGAGGCTGTTGACAAGATTTACAAATCAGTTATTAGGTTCGCTTCAGGTTTAAATAATCCATCTCAACCAACAGCTTCATTCTTATTTTTAGGTAAAACAGGGGTTGGTAAAACTTTAACCGCTAAAAAAATATCTAAATTTATCTTTGGAGGGGAGAATAGGGTTATTAAATTCGACATGAGTGAATTCTCTGAAAAAGTTAGCAGCTCAAAGTTAGTGGGAGCTTCTCCTGGTTACGTTGGTTATGATGAGGGTAGCGCATTAATAGATAAGGTTAGAAAAAGCCCTTATAGCGTAATACTATTTGATGAAATAGAAAAGGCTCATCCTGAAGTTACTCAAGTTTTACTTAAAGTTTTAGAGGAGGGGAAATTAACTGATAATTTTGGTAGGGTAGCTGATTTTAGTAATTGCTTTATCATCTTGACGGGTAATTTAGGTAGTGATATTATTGAAAAATCAGGAGCATCTTTAGGTTTCTCCCAATCCTCTTCCGAGGAAATTACTCGCGATAAAATTCTAGAAAAGTCTAAAGCTTTCTTTTCTCCCGAGTTTGTTAATAGGCTTGATGACATAATAATATTTCAAGATTTTAATGATAATGATTTTCGTAAAGTTTTTGACATTGAAATTGCCAACCTAAACAAAAGAATAAAAAATAGGAAAATAAAACTAGAGTTATCTTTAAATTTGATCAATTCCTTAATCAAGGAGGCTCAGTCTATGAACCTGGGTGCTAGACCTATTATTCACATATTAAAGGATAAGGTAGAGCCAATTCTAGCGGAGGCGATCCTAAGGAAGAAAATATCAAGTGGTGATAGCGCCATGTTCGACATAAGTGATGACGGCGTAATTCATTTAACGCATAAAAGCTTGACGAAAAACAATATTTAATATTTTACGGCGTATATTTATTAGAAATGTTTACAGATAAAAAAGTGATTGTATTTGATGTTGATGATACTATTTTAACCACTGAAAATAGAGACTACAAAAACAGTAAACCCATAAATGAGGTTATTAATGGCATGAGAGAGCTTAAATCAGAAGGTTGGCGTATTGTTCTTCATACTTCTAGGGGCATGGGCAGAGGCAAGGGTTCCGTTAAAGGAATCGAAGAGGAAGTCCGCAAAGAAATTAATGATTTTTGCGAAAAACATTCCGTACCTCATGATGAGATTATTATTGGCAAAACTTGGGCAACTACCTATGTTGACGACAAAGCATTAAGACCTGATGAATTTGTCAATCACTACCGAAGTCTAATAAAGGATGCGCAATGATTGGAATCATTCCCTGCGCAGGAGTTGGCTCAAGATTTCACGAGTTAGGAAAATGCTACCCTAAATGTATTTTGCCCTACGAAGAAGCACCTCTTCTTGTTAAAAATGTTGAATGGATGATTAATAACGGATGCGAAAAAATTTATTTAATTACTGATCATAAACAAGATAAAATTCAAGAGACTGTATTGAATTATAAATTACCTGTAGAAATTTTAACTCCTGAAAATAAAGGTGGACTTTCTGTTTCTATCCATCGTGGGTTAAAAGAGCTTTCAAAAGATGACGAAGTTCTAATATTACTTGGTGACCTGTTGGTGAAAACTAATTTCAATATAAGCGATTGCAACTGGGTTGGCGTAATTAAAGTTTCGGATTGGAGTCGCTGGTGTATGTTTGATGTAAAATCTAATAAATTTTATGAAAAACCGACGGTTAAGCCGAACACCGATAAAGCATTAAGTGGTGTTTATTTTTTAAAAAGCGGTATTAAATTAAGAGAGTCTATAGAAAAACAAATAGATTTAGATATTAAAGTTAATGGTGAACTCACTTTATCTAGTGCATTATCTTTAATGAATGAGGATTTTGATTCCATCAGCCTTGACATCGTAGACTTTGGTTCAATAGATCAGTATTTAAAAAATAGAAAAATAAAAAAATCTAGAACTTTTAACGACATTCGATTTGAGGATCATTTTGTAATTAAAAGCTCAAGCCAGAAACATAAAATTTATTTGGAATATAATTGGTACAAGTCTATCCCGAATAACTTAAAAGTTTTTACTCCAAAGATTTTAGATCATGATTTTTATCAAGAAAAATCTGAGTATACAATGGAGAAGATCAATTTACCTTCCCTGAGAGAATTGTATTTATTTTTTGATAGATCAATTGAGACTTGGAGTAAAATTTTCAACTCATGCCTTGATGTCTATAAAAAAATGTCTAGCTACTCATATAGTTACTCCTCTTTTTCTGATATATACAAAAAGACAGAACAAAGGGTTCTCGAAGTAAAAACGAAAGAAAAGGCTTTAGTTGATGAATTTCTTAAAGATTTTTATGAAATTGGAAATGAAATAGATAAAACTACGCATTTGTTTCATGGTGATTATATTTTTTCTAATTTGTTTTGGGACGAAATTAAATCTAGCATTATTATGATTGATCCCAGGGGCCAACTATTTGGCTCTAAATATTACGATTGGGCTAAATTAAAACATTCAGTTAATTACCATTATGACTTTGTCGATGGAGGGCTCTATGCGCTAAATGATGGTAAATATCAACTATTTAATGATGGTTGCAGTCACATCGAAAATATTTTTAATCAGATAGAGGAGAAGCTTTTTACAGACCAAGAGAGGCACTATTTGAAAATTCTAACAGCATCTCTTTTTATTTCTGAGATTCCTTTGCATTATCATAATAGAGAAAATCAAGAAATATACTTTAAAATATTTAAGAATATATATGAAAACTTATAAATTAATATGCTCGATTAACGCTTATCAAGAAAATGCCTTGAATCTTTTAATCGATAATTTCAAAGAACATATTGAAGAAGATTTTATTCTTATTATTAATTGCTCTACTGATCTGCACGGGAAATTACAAAGCTCCGACCTTTTAGAATCAAATAAAAATATCATACTTAATCCCAAACCATTCGACAAGGCAAGGTATCACGGATCACTAACAAGAGGAATTGTATCCAACATTAACTTTGCTTTAAATACTTTTAAAAATTGGGAACAGTTAATAATTTTAAGTAATTGTTATTTTTTTGAAAAAAATATTAATCTCAAATTAATAAATGAAGCTCAACAAGAACTACTTAATAGAGCTTCTGATTTTTGGCTAAACAAAGGGGTCCATCAAGAATATACTTGTGGCCCTGCACCAGCGTTTATCCCTAGTAAGTATTTAGTCCGAGAGCAGCCAGATGAAGGATTTTTTTGGCCAGAATGGAAAGGGACGAAATTAGCTAAATATTTTTGGGATAAACCTTCTTGGTGTGGAAAGCATGAAGGGTTGGTATTCAATAGGGAGTGCTGTTCTTATATATCAAGATTTCTCAAAAGGGAAAAAGATATAACTGAAGACCTTTTTAATTTTAATTCAAATGTAGAAGAATTTTCCTTGCATACTCTAGCTGTTAATAGTGGCGGTAAATATGGTCATTTAAGTTTTGATAGATTAAATGAATTCACATATGTTTATCGCAAACCAAAAGATGAAATTTATTTGACTGGTACATATACTTGACATTTAGAAGTCTTTCGTGTAATATATTTATATTGTTCTTTGAAAAATTTTGGGGGTGTAATGGATTCGACTAGGGTTGGATTCGTTCACTGCAAGTGGGAGAAGCATCAGGCTCCCTAAAAAGATGCAAAAGCTATATTTGGCGAAGGCTATAATAGCATAGAGGAGCTTCTTGAAGCCGCTCGTGAGGAGTACGCAGTCTCTCAATTAATTGAGGACGCCACTGCTCTCTACGAGGCTGAAGAGCTTCCAATGGCAGCTTAGAGCTGTCACCTCTACACTCTTGACGCAGATAAAGGGATGTAGGGGTCATCTATCTGCAAAAACAGATAAAAGTTTACCTGTCGCACAAACTGAGTCCACTGAGTATATCGGGGGTAAATAATTGAAACAGGGAGTTGGATGTTAATATCAAAACTATAAAAAAAATTAACTAAACTTGTAGATGTGAGCGCTTGAAGATACTTGGGACGCGGGTTCAATTCCCGCCACCTCCACCATTTTACAAATATATGCTTGACTATAAAGTGATTTCATGTTACTATTATAGGAAATGAGCAACCTACTATTCAAAACAAAAACCTACTTAGTAGGTCATATGCAATACCTTAGCGGTAGAGACTGGAGAGCTGAAGTCACTGAAAAACTAAGTTCTTTATCGATAACTTGCTTCAACCCTTATAATAAACCCTTCATGAAGGACGTTGAGGAAGACGAGGCCACTCGAGTAGAGATGGAGACTTGGATGAAAACGAAACAGTACGACAGAGTTACTGATAGAATGAAAACTGTGCGCGCTTACGATCTCAATCTAGTAGACCGTTCTGATTTTATAATTGCGCACTTAGTTCCGGACGTTGCGAGTTGGGGGTCTGCAGAGGAAATTGTGACGGCGGTTCGTATGAAGAAGCCTGTCTTCGTCAGCATGGAGGGTGGAAAGTCAAAGACTCCGTTATGGATGTTAGGAATGTTCCCTCATAAATATATTTATAATAACCTTGACGAAATTATTGAAATGCTGTATGCTATAGATAGTGGAACTAAAACAATAGACTCTGATAGGTGGAGATTACTAAGAAAGGAATTTAGATAATGAATGAATTATTTATAGCTATTGGTTATGTCGCACTTTGTCTTTATGTAGCCTACCGCCACATGTCATGATTTTAATAGAAAAAGCTGAAAATTTAAATTTCACCTTTGGTTTTAACCAGACTCAGGACTTCATCCTTGATGGTCTGGAGAAAGCTTTTATAGAAAAATATGGTCGAGATCTTTTATCTAAGGCTAGCTTAGTGATTATTATTGAGAATGAAAATTTCTACCATGTTGTAAGGGATAAATATTACACTAGAATTAGTGGGGAGTTTATTGATAATTTATGTGGAGACGTGCTTAAAAACTTAAAAATATGAGTAAATATTTAAAGTATTCCGATGTAAACTTGGTTCCTAATTTTTCCATTGTTAGGTCTAGGTCTGATTGTGATGTTTCCAAGGAAATAGGAGGTAAAAAGTTCAAACTTCCAGTTATACCTTCCAATATGAAGTCTGTTATAGATGTGAGGCATTGCAAATGGATGAGTGATAATGATTATTTCTACATCATGCATAGATTTGATGTTGATATTCAAAAATTCATAGAAGAGGCTAACGAGGAAAATTGGAAAACTGTCTCAATAAGTCTTGGCGTAAAGGGTGCGGACAAGGATATTATAAAAAGAATTAGGAATTCTAAATCTAGAGTTGACTATATAACCATTGATATTGCTCATGGGCATTGCGAATCAATGAAGGAAATGATTGAGATTTGCAAGTCAAGCTTAGAAAACGTTTGTATTATTGCTGGCAATGTGGCGAAGCCAGAGGCTGTAGCTGATCTTTCTGCGTGGGGAGCTGATTATGTTAAAGTGGGGATTGGGCAGGGTAGCCCTTGCACCACAAAGGACAAGACTGGTTTTACAATTCCTATGTTCACCTGCGTTGAGTCCTGCTCAAAAGTTTTATTTGACAAAGACGATGGCTTCATGTTCTCAAACGCTTCATTAAAGGATGATTACAAACTGCCTGAAAAAGTTAAAATCATTGCGGATGGAGGGGTTTGTTGTAATGGAGACGCGGCCAAAGCCTTGGTTGCGGGAGCGGACTTAGTTATGGCTGGAGGCTTATTTGCATGCTGTTCTGACAGTCCTTCTCACTCTATTGAGATTGATGGTATGCTTCACAAGGCTTATTACGGGTCGGCTAGCTTTGAGAATAAAAAAACAAGAACCCACGTAGAGGGCGCTCTAAGGAACATTCCCTCCTGCGGAATGAACTTCAAAACCAAGCTTATTGAAATTGATGAAGATTTAAAAAGCGCTGTAAGCTATTCGGGAGGCAAAAACCTACTAAGTCTTCAAGATGTAAAGTATATTAAAGTATGAACAAATCAAAAGTAAAAGAAATTAAAAAAATAATGAACTACGAGGGTCACCCACAGCAGAAGAGGTTGCTAAGAAGGTTTAAAAAATCTTATGTAAGGTTGTCGGAGGCAGAAAAAATTGAAGTTATAAAGGATTTAAAAGCAGCCTTTGAAGCTAAAGAAGAAAAATAGTTGATTTTTTGGACTATTTTATTATTATTATTAATATAAACACAGGTATAAAATATGAGTGAAGAAAATACAAAAGAAAACGTCTGGAAGCAGAGAGAAATTGGAGCGCTATGGAAGAAGGAGGGGAAGAATCAAAACTATTTCTCTGGAAAACTAAAGCTTAAGGATTTTGATACTGAGTCAGATTTAAATATCGTGGGATTCTCAAATAAGAAAAAAGAAGAATCTCCAAACGCTCCAGATGTCATCCTGTATGTGTCAGCGCCTAGGGAGGATTCTGCTAGCCTAACAAAGCCACCTCTCAAGCAGCAGGCTGAAAAAAAGATCGAAGATAAGGAGAAAGCTCAAGAGCAGGAGGCTGACGATATTTTACCTTTTTAACTAAAAGGCTGAAATTATGGCTGATAAATATAGGTTTAAATATACAGTGGACTCGGAAAAGAGAACTCATTATAGATATTATAGTGCAAACAACCCTGAAACAGCCAAGTCAATGTTTAAAGAAACGTGTAATTCTGGAGGTTTAATAGGTTCCGAGGTAGAAATTAAAGAAATTTCAAAAAAAGATAAATCAGAATGGAAGAAGATAATTCATTAAATTCAATTGTAGATCCAGTGTATGTTGTCACTAGGGATGGCCGAAGGGTTGAGCCGACTAATTATGTTAAAAAGTCTGAAGCTGTAGAAAGGTCCAAATCCTTAATTAAAATGGTTAAAGAGTTTGATAAATCTTTTTGCCCAAACATAGTTTCTATAAAGAAAACTACCTCTCCGCATTACATTCGATAGGTAAACACGACGTTCAAGTGTATTATCATGATAAACCCAACTGTAAATAAAGATGGCCTACCTAGGAAAAAAGGCAGCGGTCGGACGAAGGGATCTAATTCTTTCGAATATATTTCATTGGATGATCTCAAAAGTTACATCAACGAAAACGCAAGAGTTCCAGTAAGTAGAGTTTGGCTTAGAAATTTAGGCTTTTCAATTAAAAATAAAAATGATTAACAAAAATAGAAAACCCCAGAAAATATGGGGGAAAGAATTTATTTCTGAAGCTAAAAAAAGAGGCTACATACTCAAAAAGCCAACGCAGGAAGAGTTTAATGAATTCGTTAACTTTATATTAGTTGGAAAGGGTAAATCTGGCCCTGTTTCTGTTAGGATTTCTTTAAAATCTAGAAAAAAAACCAATAGGAGTAATAAAAAACCAAATGATAATTGGGCTTGGGTAGAACTTCGAACTGTCAATGGGGAATTCGGCTGGCTTTATGGGGGTTCTGACCTAGTAGTTTTCGAACTTGAGGATAAGTATATTTTTGTTAACAGAAAAAGATTACTTCAATATGTTAATTCAAATATAGATTTCGACCTCCCCTTCGTGCAGAATAGTTGGGAAGCTAAATATAAAATTTACCAAAGAGAGGGTAAATTAGACCAGATTACTCAAGTTAAAATGTCCAACATTTTAGATTTAGAAAATGTATACCAGTGGGAAAAATCAAATGAAGAGTCATAGACAAATTAAATTCGCATTAGTCACTAGCAACACTCTAGCTGAAAAAATTCAAAACTGGGAGTCCTACGAAGTCTTAGAGCAGGAGCAATACCTTGATTTAATTGATTACTCTAAAGAATTGATTCGTGAAAGCGTAAACCATGAGATTACTTTTTTGGTTGTAGCTAAGGGTAGCGATGCCGAGGAGGATAGAGAGGGCGAAAAACAAAAAGATTTAGAAAAAGCTTTGGAAGATAAAAAAGTTAAAGATGAAACTTCTAAAGAGAGAATGGGTGAGCTTAGAGAAAAGTCTAAAAACATCTTAAATTCTTTATACGGAATATAAACCTTGACATTTCTTGAATTATTTGTTAATATATATACATAATGAGCGAAGACCACACAGGCAAAGAGGTAAATAAAGCGCAAGACGGCTTTAAGCAGCATTGCAAGGATAATAAAATGAGCTGTTCTAGAGACACAATCTTTAACGATTCCCATAGTACTGGGAAGGGTGATATACCTAGAAACGTTAGTGATAAATTTAAAAATAGATTTGAAGAGGTTTTTCCAAACGCTTTCAAACCTAAATGGATGAAAGAGTTAGACAATGAATAAATCAAACGCTTGCCATTATGATTTGGAGTTTATGCATCCGAGTCGATCATCCTTGATAAAGTTAATAAAAAATTCCTCAAATAGTGAATCTTTCAAGTTTCATTTTAAAGGTTCTCCTGTAAAAATAGACAGTTTAAGACTTCATTCCATAACCGCAACTGTATCTGCAATTGAAACTGGCTCTGACAGCCTCACGGATGACCTTAAAGCTTTGCTGTCGAAGGTTAAAAGCTTAGAAATTGGAGGCACATTCATGGATCACTACGGTAGGGGTTATGTTAATTGTTTTGGAGAGAAAGATTATACTAGATATATAAAAAAGAAAAAAAATGGAAGCTGTAATTAATTATTGTTTAAACAAATTCTGCCCTTACATCGTAATAGGCACTTTACTTTTTATGAATCTTAGCTATTCCTCTTGGGAACCTTACGTTATATTAGGAATGATAATGTGGATAGAAAAGTTTCATTTTAAGACTGGTTATTCAGTAGCTTACTGTGAGTCTAGAGGTATAACTCCACATGAAGATTGATTTGTTAATATGATTAAAAATTTTTTAAATAAAATATCTCAATTTAATTCTAGCAAGTATTACGTTGTTTATAAAAACAGAGACGACAAAATCAAAACTTATTTAATCGGAAGTATAAATTTGTATAACTCATTTAGCAATAAAAAGCAGAATCGAGACAATGCAGGTTTTAAGGCTTATTGCTTTGCTCGAAATGAAGTTCGATCATTTAGACATGATAGGATAGTTTCTTTAACTAAAAAATGAGTAGCGATTCAGAGCAAAATGAGACCTCTCATTTAAAATTAAAAAACAGCATCATAATGTTACAGGCAAAAGTTGACGACCTCGAACTGCAGACTCATCATAATGACTCTAAATTGCGATCCAAACTCGATTATATATTGAAAGAGGTTCAAAAACTCAGGGCTTTTACTGATTTATCGGGATCGGATTGTAAAAGCGAACCTCAGAAGCCTTGCTGCAAAAAGAAGTCTAAGTAACTTTTTTTTGCTTTTTATGAATTTTATCGTTGAATTTTTATTGTTTTGTGTTATTATATGTGTAATAGCTATTGCATTAAGATTAAAAAGAGTACAGCAATCTGAGCAAAAGTTTAAATTTAACGCCGATTCCCTAAAGTCTCAATTAGTTTCCTTAGAGAATCAATTAAACCAAAGTAAAAAATCTCAAGACCTTAGAGAATCTAGATTTCACGAATCAACTGCAGATTTGAGAAGGATACTAAGTCGAGAACAAGAATCAATCTCTAAAAAAGAGAAAGAGTTGGGCGAAAAAGAACTTGAACTAACTGTTCGCTTACAAAATTTAGAAAAAAACTTAGAAGAAGAAACTGAGTCTAGAAAAAAAGTTTTATCACAAAAGAAAAGTAGCGAAGTAAGATTAGGTCATATAGCAGAGACATTAGCTCCATTTTTAGATCAATTTGATTTTGACCCTGAGAACTGCACCTTCCTAGGTAAACCTATAGATTATATATCATTTGACGACGACGCAGTAACTTTAATTGAAATTAAAAGCGGAAAAAGTCAACTCAACTCAAAACAACGACATATTAGAGATTTAGTGAAAAACAACCAAGTAAACTGGAAAGAAATAAGGATACAATAAAGAAAGATAATTATGAATTTAAAAAGTAGAAAACTATTATGCGCTACGATTTGCTTTGCTTGCGCAAGCGCAGCTTTACTCTACGGTATGGCTGAATTTAAAGATTGGGCTGACTTTGTAAAATGGATTTTTGGACTTTATGCCGCTGGAAATGTAGGCGAGCATGTAGCTAAAAAGAAAATATAACTTTCATTAATCAATAAAAACATGAAAAATAAACTAATAAAACTAATCGCCCTTCCGGGGCCTTCTATTAACGCAGCTTCACCAGAAGCACCATTTCCCAATAAAGATCTGGTGGTATCAATCTAAATTAACTAACTAAATTAAATCATGAAGAATAAAATTATAGCTACTCTTATCGCTTTCGGTCTTGTGGGTTCTGCCTGCGCCATCGAAATCAACAAAAATCTCTCCATCAATGGCTTCATTGACGGTTCTTACCAACACGCAGAAGGCGCTGCTACAGAGCAGGGACTTGGCCTCGACGAAATCGAAGTAGACTTCCTGTTTAACGCTGGCGCCGCCTCTGGAGCTATCCATCTGGATGATAGTGACGACGGCTCAACAACTAGCGATGTCAACGTTGAACAAGCTTTCCTTGGCTACAGCTTAGGAAATGGCGTCAGTTTTACCCTAGGTCGGTATGGATCTCTTCTCGGCTTTGAGCGCGAAGACCCTACTAGCTTGAGTACATTCAGCCGCGCATACGGAGACTCGGATTTCAACTTGGGTGACGTAGACGCCAATGTGGATGAAGGTCTTAGGGTTTCCTATTCTTCTGAAGCGTTTAGTCTTGCAGGTTCCTTCCAGAACGCAGGCAACTCCAACGTTGAGGCGAACGATCTCGATTTTGAGATGGCTTTTGCTTACACGGGCATCGAAAACCTTGCCTTTGGTGGGGGATATCATTTCGACAACGAAGCCGTGAATGCCAACGAGACCGATGTTCTCAACGTTCATGTTTCAGGAACACTGGGCAAGCTCCTTCTTGGAGCGGAATTCATTGAAATGGAAAACGAAGGGGCTGACCTTGACGGCTGGATGGTTCTTGCTGACTACGATGTGAACGATGAGTTCGGCGTGGTGCTTCGTGCAAGCAGCAATGAGGAGGCGGGAGCAGGAGACTATGAAAAGGTAACCATTGCCCCTAGCTACTCACTTAGCGACAGCTTAGGAGTCATTCTCGAGTACAGCGACGTTGAGGATTCCGGTGCAGACGGAAACGAGCTTGCTCTTGAGTTCCTATTCACTTATTAATTAATAACCCTAGTATATAAAAAAAATGGATAATATAGTAAATACAGTCAAGACCTCTATTGGAGGTTTATTCGCAGTTTTAACGTCAGTCATTGGACTCCTTGTCTTAGCTCAAGTTGTGTTCGGTGAAGAAGCCGGTATGAATGTTATCGCAAACCTACAGAACATTGTAAATGGTTTTGTGGGGGAGGGGGCAAGTCTTGCAGGCTTGATTACTCTTTTGCTAATCGTAGGTCTCCTTCAAAAACAGAATCAATAGTTTTGTTCGCGTATTAGTCATAACTAAGATGATAGAGAGCCGCCCTACGGGGCGGCTCTTTTCGTTATGTTGAAAAATCGTTTATTAATTTTATTATAAGTGTATATAAAGGTATGGACGATGACGAATTCTATATTGGTGGGCCAAAGGATTATGACGAGCAAACTGACGCTTTTCGTTTTGAAATTGACGACTTAGTCAATAGATATCTAGATGAGTTTGATATTAATACTTTTGTAATGATTGGAGCTTTTCAAGAAAAAATCCAAGAACTTATCGAGTCTGGGAATGGATTCATGGATATAGATTTAGAAGATTAAAATTCTATTTTCGAAAAAAAAAAATTATACAGACTGACTACTAGTGGACGATATATGGCGAAAGACGATTATCAAAAAAAATACGCCGAAAGCTCAAAAGGTAAGGAGTCTATATCTCGAGCGCGTAAGGCTTATGACGAGAGAGATAGGGAGAGGCGTAGGAAGCAGAAGCGCGACTATATGAAGAGAAAGCGCTTAGAAAACCCAAGTTACTGCAAGTGGAAAAAAAAGCCTTGACCTTTCTTATTTGATATGGTATAATAATGCTTACTATGGATTTTAAAACTTCAAAATTTAAGCAAAAAAAAGTTAGAAGGCAAAAATTTGCCCATGATCAGTACTGGTTCATTAGTTATACGGAAATATATAAAAATTCGAAAGAGAGAGATTTCAAGACGATTGTTAAGGCTCGCTCCGCTGAATTAGCTAGGAAAATTTTAACTGAAAGGCTTGAGGAAAACGATTTATTCCTCAAAGTTAAAAGCTTCACAATTTCTATGATTCATGGAAAATGGCAGATGGCTTCCTTAAATAAACCGTTATCTATTTCCCAGTGGGAGTCTATAAGGTCGATTTCTTTTCCTAATGACTGGAATAAGTTGTTCAAGTTTGAGAAGGAGCGTTTAAAAGGGCAGTTGACTCGATTCAATGGAGGGCCAAAAAACTTAAGCGAGGAAAATAAGAATCGCTTAAGGAAGGCTGTTAAAAATCTAAACAAGGAGTATATAAAAAATTCATTTAAACCTTTGTGTCCAGATTTAACTGAAGAATGTAATAGTGAAAAATACCTCAAAGAAAATAAAATAATCAAAGGACATGCTTCTTTTAATAATCCTAAGCATAAGCAAATGGAATTAGATTTTATCAAATCCCTAATGCGTAAATGTGGTGGAAATATTCAATATGCTTCAGAGCAAGCGGGGGTTTCTCGCAGTGTCATGAGAAGGGCTTTGGATAGATTTCCAAAAGTGGATTGGAAAAAGGATTTTCCCCTTACCTTTAAAAGGGGTCAAGACTATTCTTTCACTAAAACTCCTGAGTATAAAGCTAAAATGTCTAAAATCACCAAAGATAGGAAGTGGCGCCCTCCTCCCAACAAGAAAGGGACAGAGGCTTATGAAAAATGGAAAAAAAGCATTACTCCTACCCTTGAATCTAAAAAGTTGAAAATAAAAAAAGCCCATAAAGATAACATAATTAAATTCATGAGAGAAACCGACTTTAATAGAAAAAAAACGGCAGAACTTATGGGCATAAGTAAATTGTATCTTGAAAATTTAATTTATAGGTTTAAAAAGGAAGACGAAGATTTTTCCAATGAATTTTGCTCTCCAGAAATTAGAGCTAGAAACGTGAGCGAAGCTGCCAAAAAAAGGCATTTGGAAAATAGAATAAATTTTTTCAAAGATAATAAATTTTCAATACTTCAAGCTTACCACCAAAACGGTCAGTCAGACAGTAAGGCTGCAAAATTTTTAAATGTTAGCCTTAACACTTTTAAGAACTGGAAAGGATATTTAGATGAAAATGAAGTGTAGATTCGAGGAGTTTCTATCTAACCATCAAGAGGATCTGGTTAGGATTGTAGGTAAACACTTAAATACTAATCTAACTCTTTCAGTTGGCGAGGTGGTGAGTACGATTAATTTTCAATTAATAAAAAACAAACAAAAGTTTTTTGATAAATTCGGTTATGATTTTTCGAAATCCGATTTCGGAAAGTGGGCTTACGCTTTCGCTAGAAATAACACTAAGTGGAATTCTTCAAAAAGAATTGACGAAGATAAACATCTTTCAGATGGAATCGTGAATACAGACGAAGGGATTAAGAGTCTTTTTGAGGTCGTATGTGATTCTGCCGGAGAAGAAGACGAATCGTTTGAGAGTTTTGACGGAAACTCTAAGATTGAGGTTGTTAAGAATATAATTAATAAATATTCGAACATATTAACTGACCACGAAAAAGATATTTTCTTAAGTTTGCTAAATGGTGATAGCGAGCTTGAAATGTCAGAAAAGCACAAAAATACTAGACAGGCTATAAATCTCACTAAAATTAAAATTTTTGACAAAATAAAAGCTAACTACAACTTTAAAATTGAAGACGCTCCAAGGACTTCTCCGAAAGAGATGGCTGTTTATGTGGATTCAGTTTTAGATATATTGAATAAAGTGGAAGTTAGACGTTTGAGACATCACTGCGAAACAAAAAAACCTAATTTAAATTTGTACAAATACGCTCCAGAATAATGAGGTCTTGGTCGAAACTCAACGACAAAGGTCGTTTATTATTAATTTGTTGCGTCGTCAATACTTGGGTTTCTTTAGTTTTTGTTTTGGATGGAAATGTTGTTTGTATTTTTTCTATTTTAATCGCAATGTTTTGCGGTCTGTCTACGTATAATTCGAAATATGATAGAAAATAAGTGTAAATCCTTGTATGTCGGATAAAAGCTTAAGTCATTTTTTATTTTATTTAATTGTAATATTATTATATTTCTTATACGACAGACATCAAGAGGCTGAGCGTTTTTTTAAATTAGCGGTGGACGAGCAAGATGCGATAAGGAAGCTGGAGAAAGCTATTGAATCTCAAAAAGATTATATAGAACTTTTAGAAGAAAAGTTGGTTGATGATTTTTATAAAAACAGTCGCAATCAAAAATTAAATAATAAGTTTTTATGATACTTAGAGAATTAGTTAGAACTTGCAGTCATTCTTCAGTATTTAATATTTTATATAAAGAGTATTATAAAAATCAGTCTGAAGATAATTTAATAAATTATTCAATTCTATACAGGGAAGTTTGCGACGAACTTTTAAATAAATTAAAAAATCCCAATTCAGATCTAAAGCTATATATTACCGAAAAAGATGAGGAAGACTTTACTGATCCTTTTTTTCCTAAAAAAGTGGTAGATATATGCCTTTACAACGAAAAACTGGACGAACTCCTCCCTATGGATTTTGTTTTGTGGAGTGAAATCGTAGATTGTGAAATATACGAATCTATTAAAATAAGTGAAAGTGAGATTCTCGCTCATATATTGTACGAAATTACTACTTATGGATTCACCGAATCTCAAATCATTTCAAGCAAAATAGATTTAGAGTCAAAATCTGAAAAATTTAATAACTTAAAAATAATAAAGTGGGAAGATATAAATAAAAATATTGACATTTAATTGTAAATGTAGTATTATGTAAGTTATGAAAAAAATATTACTAATATTATCGGCTATGCTTTTTTATAGCTGTTCTCATGTTCCACTCATTCAAAAGTGTAATGGAGATTACATTTGTCGATGTGAATCATGCGACAAAATCTGCAAGCATGGAGATCAATTCTGTAGAAAGCTTTTTAAGGCGGGTTGCAAGTGTCATGAGTAGGGGCGCTTCTATTTGCGAAGAGTTCTGCGATAAAGTTGAGTCAAGTGTTCGAATTTTAGAGAAAAACGACTATACTTTAGAGGAAATTGAAGAAATAAAATGTCGTCTCAATATTGAGTATTTCACTCCTTTAGTGGAACGCTTAGTTTCCATTGGCTACTGCTGCACTCAAGTGCAGAAGGATGCTGGCAAAGATAAATGTACCGCATGGTTTGAGCCTATGTCAGAAGATTAATTGCGCATCGTGAGAGTTTTTTTATTTTGTTTTTTCATTAATTTATCCTTCGCGCACCCTCCTCGCGTTAGATATATAGATCCCAAGATGCAGAAAGCGTATGAGGAGCACTGTAGAACGCAAAAGGGGTACAAGATCCCTCCGGAAGGAAAAAAGCCTCCTACATCCCTCCCTGCCCCTTCAATCGGCACTCAGTCACACAACGATAGCCAAAAAATAAAAAGCGATCCCCAAAAACCAAAAAATCCAAGCTTAAGTTCAAATAAAGAGAAAGCGCCCAGCAATTCGAACGAGTTCAAAACCCAAAACCCCAAAGTTAGCACAAGCTCGTCCGCTTCGCCCTCTTCGATCCCAACTGAAATAAGGAGTCTCAACTTCATCACCTCCGGATGGTTCTGGAACGAGGAGTTGGAGTGGATATACATTTCAAAAAAAACCTATCCCTATTTCTACTCGGCTAAGCATAAAAAGTGGGAATTACTTATCGTTGCGGAATAAAGTGTAACATATTATGTGCGAATACTTCTATCCCTAATTCTATTATCTGGATGCGTGGTAGATAATGCGCCTGTACCAAGCGATACCGCCTTCAGAGATCGCGACATAAATTGGGTTGAGGTTTATAAGAATGAAATTAAAATCGCCGTAGATAATGAAGATGAAGATGCTTATAATTTCTTTTTTAAAGAATACATGAGAGAGAGAATTCGCCAAGTCAAGGCAAAGGAAAAGTAATTCTTGACAAATCACTTTCACTATGTTAATATAGTGTTATTGTGAGTGCGAAAAACCTTGTAAAAATTAGTTTCTTATTTATTTTAATGTTTAGCGGATGCGCTAAAACGAAAACTAAGGTAATTGAAATAAATACCGTCCCTTTCCCTTTTAACGTTAATGGAACTCAGCCTTATGTGGTTTGGGCGAACGGGCGCCGAGTTGACATGCCTCAGAAGGAAATAATACATTTGGTCAGCAGAATAGGAAAAGAAAATATAAAAGCCGCCGACTCTAGTGATATTCATCGAGGTTGGCTTTATTCTTACTTTAAGGGAGATGTCAATGAGTTCAAAGCAGGAAGAAAACGATAGCTCAGATAATGAGTACGGAAACCACTCTGTAGATTTTACGGACGAAGATTTAATAAAGTTTTATGTAAATCGTAGAGTGTTGGCTTGGTGCAAGGAAAATCACCCAGAAATATTCAAGGAGAGTGAAGTAATATTTAAAAATATATTGGAAAAGAAAAAAACAACTGGAAATATTCTAGATGAAAAATCATAAAAAAGAAATGTTTTAAAAAATGGATCAATTTACAGAAATTAGAGATTTAATGTTTCGCAACCAATTCGTTGAAGCGCAAAGCAAAATCGATCAGAATGTAGGCGCGTTAACAACATCTCCATTTTTAAATTTATATAATATCTACATTTCTTATTTAAAAACGCTAGATACATCTTGCTTTAAAAATTTGTTTGGCTTTTCGGACGACAATCGAGAAGTTTTTTTTGATTTCTTTTATAGTTTTAATATTCGCCCTCAAGACAATAAAGCATTCATTGATACAATTTCATCTTTTTTTAGCGAACAAACAATTTCAGTTTACGAATCATATTCAGATGTTTATCAAAATAACTATACAAAAACAGATTATAGCCCAGAGTTATATTCTGATACTGCATATTACTACATTCTAAAAGGTGACCTACAAAAAGGCTGGATAAACAAGACTCTAAACATGGGGCATCAAATTCCTCCTTTTATTGACCCCTCTAAGTTTTGTCAGCCTCCCGCATTAAAGCACAAAACTCTTCTTATTACGCCTGAACAAGGTTTCGGTGATAATATCATTCATTTTCGAATGTGGCAAAAATTTTGCAAAAAAGCTCTCACAGTTAAAGTTGTATTTATTGTGAGAGATGAATTATTCGAATTGTTCAACGAGTCAAATGACTGCAAGAATATGAGATTATATAGATTCGAATCGGATTACACTTTGTATAGTCAGATTCATTTTGATTATTTTTGTTTTGATTATTTTGCGCCACTATATTTATTGCTTAAGAAAAATAACATCACCAATTACCCAAAGTTAAAAACCTCGCATATACACACCGATAAGAAAATCGGTATATTTTGGTCAACAGAGCCTCGAACAGATTCGTGGATAAGACTTAAGAATGTTCCGCTTGAGGTTTTCTGGAATCAATTAAACCTAGACTCTTTATTGCTCGATGGATATAAAATCTGCTCACTTCAAGCGGTTCATAGCGAACAAGATTTAAAATTTTTAGAAGAAAAGGGTGTCAAAATACACGGTTTTAAAGATTTTAGCGAAACTGCGAACGCAATTCAGTCTTGCGAAAAAATCTTTTCTATAGATACTGGCGTTCTACATTTGTGTCAAGCCCTTAAGAAGGACGTGACTTGCATTTTTAATTTTTACAAAGGATACCATTACGACAAAACTAACGGATTATATCCAAAGATTAAAAAGAAAAATTTGTGCAATAGCATCTTCGAATATCACCAACAAAAACTAAATAAATGAAATTTGAAAATATTCTTGACTCAACGTTGATTTTGAGTTACAATACCCTTTGACTATGAAAATTAAAAAAGAATTAAAAAACGCCACCTTTGAATATGATGAAGAAAAGAAATCCTTTACGATCTCTAACGAAGATGGGCTTTATACCACTGTGGAGTTAAATAAAGTCTATGCCTTTGCTTTTATGCGCTTTGTAGTGCGCATGGCTCAAAGAAATTGGTTTAGGCATCCAAATAAAATTAAAAAAAGAGTTGACAAAGAGTGCGATCCTATGCTACAATTAAACGATATTAATTTAATGGATCATCCAGAACAAACATTAATGTTTAAAAATGAATCACTTGAAGAGAAATAACTTAAATAAAGTTGAAACTTTTAAACCAACAAATAAAGAGGTAATCATGAAAATGTCATCAATGGATATAGTATGCGCGAGCGTAGAGGAAGAGTTCTTTTACGAAGACAGCAATCAACCAGTCGAAACAGGAGAACCTATTGGTTTCGACATGGAAGTCGGAGACGAAGTTGAACTCGTCTTGTTTTCAAATATTTTCTGGAATCCAAACTACTAAAAAATAATGAGCAATATAAATAAAAAGTACACTTACAATTGCGAGACCAGAGATAAAGACGCCATTTATGTCGGCAGGGACAAGCATGGTGAACCTTGGTATAAACTCGACTTTAATAAAATGACAGGCGCTCCTTGCGCGGCGTGGGAGGTTAATTACCCCGAGCAAATGGCTAAAGCTAGAAAAAAGTTTTTATGCACAAAGAGTGGCAAGGTTGGAAGTCTAAAGGAAAACACAACCTCATGTAACACCGAAACCATTACCGCAGATAACGGAGATTTATTTCGTATTCGCATTCTTTCAGCTGAAACAGTTCAGTTATTCAAGACAAGGGAGCATAACGCTAGGTCGGCTACACCCCGCACCTGTCAAAGATCTAGAGCGATTTTAGCTACTTTTATCGAACCCTTACAGGAAGATATTGGCGGTGAAGATGTTGACTTGCATCATAAGTTAGATAGTGGAGTCACTAAGGATGAATTAACCGTAGAGCAAGCGGCGGATATTTCAATAGTTAGTTGGCTAAACCCGGGCAAACATAGGCTAATAACCATCAATCAAACCCAAGATAGAAGCGAAAAAAAGAAGGAGATGAAAAAAGATTACGACAATTTGTCTGGAAATCGAAACGTAATGAATGACGGCTTATTGAAGCTTATTAAAGACATGGAGGAGTCTAAAACTGAAGGCACTTATATGTGCGCTATAACCAAAACTAAATGTGATTTATCAGACTACGCAACAAATCATTTGAAAACTCTTATAGAAATAAATAATTAATATGAAAATTCAAGAAAGATATTTATGGATTTTGGGCATAATTCTATCAGGTTTTTTCGTCCAAAATCAATCGCACGAAAACAAAACCCTCAATAACATCATCTCAACTTATGAGTTGGAGTCCAACATTCAAGACGCGCAAATAATGGACTTCTCACAAAGCTTGTCAGTCGTAAGTAGTGAAGAATACAGTAAGGGTTTTGAAGCTGGCAGGAGTCAGGCTGGAATTGCATTTGCAAACGGAAGACCCATGCTAGGCTACACAGACGGCTACCACGCCGCCCTTGATCAATTCGATCCAGATTATATAAATGTCGAAAAGACTCTCCTGAAGGAGTTGGACGAAGATATCGTTGAAATTAAAAAACGAGAAGTAGACCCTTTCCACTCAAATAAGGCTCAATGAACATTAGCTCCTCTCAAATCGTTTATTCGGAACATGGAGAGGATGAGTGTTTCGAGTATAAAAACGAAAAGGGGAGAGTTCCTGATGGGGCTGCAATTGGGTATTTATCGACTTCCGCTAAATTAGATAATCAAATAAGGGAAATTTTGATTCTTTTTGACGATATTAAATATAGCAAATATGATCATAAATATTGGGATGACTACGACTTAGAAACTGATATAAATAGAGTATTTTTATAATGATAAATTTCGCAGATGGTTATGGCGGGGATGATTATGTCAATTTAAATAAAAAAGCTATAAAAAAAATAATACAAAAGATTCTAGAAGAAGATCCATATCCCGAGTCGAGTTCTCACGGAGGTTTGAATCCAGAACATATTAGAGATATAGTAGATTACTTAATGTATGTTGACAATTACGAATCAATACAAATAAGTATAGATAAAGAGTTAGATGGCTACCATCTAGCGCTTACAATAGATAGGAAAAATAAAGAATGACAATGACAATGCATTATGCTCGCGATACTGGAGCTTTAGATAACAATAAAACGCTTAGAAGGTATCAAAACTTACTTAACTTAGTTTACCTTCAAGCAGTTCCTTCTAGCGATGGAGGTTACAAGATTCCTGAGAAAGTTTTTTGCCAAATAGAGACTGAGCTTGACTTTTCGCCTCCAAAAGAGAAGTGTAAGAATAAAATTGAGGAGCAAATGAAGAAGCGCTATCGCCAAAGAGATACATATAGGTTTTGGAAAAGCGCTCTTGATCTTGGTAGCATACCTAATGAAGTCGTAGCAAAGGAATTCCTAATGACCATGTTCAGCAAGCTTGACGATAGTAGAGCATATGGCAGTATGACTCACTCTCGTTACGCTCTTGAGACTCTTGAATTGGCGCTTGACGATTATTATGGAACAAATAATTGCATTTTGGTGCAATATAAGTTCACCAACCCTTCCAAGAAAAAGAAATCTTGCAAGAAAAAAACAGCTTCAAATACCACTGTCTTACCTGATACTTGTCCATTTTAAAAGATGGCTCGCTTTCTCATGCGGATGTGGCGGAATGGTAGACGCTACGGACTTAAAATCCGTTGCCAGTAATGGCGTGAGGGTTCAAGTCCCTTCATCCGCACCAATTTTTTTAATTATTTCTTGCTTTTCTTCTTCGGATAGTTTAAGATATTCTTTTTTTGCAATTATCCATGCGCATCTCACCTTGGAGTTTTTATTTTTCAACTCTTCCCTGCGCATTGCTTTAATTGTTAGATAGTCTATTATCTTATCCTTCATGTTTATTAATACACGAAAATTCTTGACATATTTTCTATAAAGATTTATATTTAAAATGAATAATTTAAAATCCAAATAATGCTTTATTTCGAAAAAGAATCCTACAGGGATTGCATAGAGAATTTCGTGCTTGATTTAGAAGATTCCTTGGGCAGAATTCAGGATGAAGGCGAACACTATTGCTCAGACTTCTCTTTTCATTTTGAATATTTAAAAAAAGGGATTTCTCGAATTAAATCATTGCTTTCTCAGAATAATAGCTTCTTTACTTATAAGGCAAATAAAGAGATGAAGAATATGGATTTTTTCATTGAAGAATATGCAAGCTATTTGAATCATATTTAAAAAACCCTTGACATTGTTTAATATATCTGCATGATTGAATGCACAATGATTAAAAGATGTCCTCGTTGCAACAACACAAAGAACTTATCTGAATTTTATCAGCGCCGAGGCAAGGTTGGTGGCTCAGTTTACTGTAAACCCTGCTCTAACTTAGAGAGGTTAGAGAGAATTAGAGCTTTTAAAGAAAAATGCGTGGATTATAAAGGAGGTGAATGCGAGAGGTGTGGGTATAACACCTGCATATACGCGCTTGAGTTCCATCACTTAGTTCCTAGTCAAAAGGACTTTCAGATTTCCAGGGTCGCAAGCGCGTCATTTACAAATAGAGTAAAAAAAGAGCTTGACAAGTGTCAGCTAGTATGTTCCAATTGTCATTCCGAAATTCATTATAACGAAAGGAAATATTAAATCATGCAAAATTACATAGATAAAGAAATCATCTGGGCTAAGGGTAGAACCAAAGCTGAGAATCACAAATACACTACTTGGTCTGGAGGAGACTCTAAGTCTTATAATAAGCTAGGTGGACTTAGCGTCTCCACTTACACTCACAACGACTTTGTAGGGGTAACTGCCCACAATAGCGATGGCAGGAGTTATGGAAAGTATTTTCAAATTCCCCTTGACAATATCAATGATTTCTGCCAAGCTCTAATTGAAGCTAAGGACTTTACCCTAGCAAACCAACCTAATAATAAAAATACATGAATAATACAGATTATATATCGCTTACAGAGTTATGGCAAGATGGTGAATTCAACAAAGTTGGTTCTATTATAAACGCTGAAATGTGGAATCCCCGTAAGGTTTCTGAGTTTTGCGCTTACTTCTGCAAATACCTTGGGGCTAAACAATTAGAAATTCTATATAAATTTCTGTAATACGAAATGAACGAAGAAAAATCATCAACTTATGAAGAGATATCTTATGCAGAATTAGGTGATTATGTTGGCAATAAAGCAATGGTGAGGGTCAGCAAAGATTGGTTGGACTCACTAAGGGGTGAGATTATAGAGGAATGCGTGGGAGTGGCTAAAGAATGCAGTAAATGTAATAAAATTTTACCCCTAGAGAGGTTTAGTGGCGACAAGAGAAGAAAATTCGGAAAAAGATCGCAATGTAAGCTCTGCTACAAAGATCGACCTGTTACAAAAATCTCCAAACTCAAAACATTCTCAAAAAAAACCATAAACAAAGATTCAGAAAAAGAGGATAAAATATCCTATACTTTGATTAATTTAAATAATGAAAAATAAACATCAAAATTACTTCCCAGAACTTATTGGTCAAGAAAATGTCAAAAAGAAACTTGGTTTCTATTTAGACGCTTTTGAGAAAACTGGAAGTTGCCCATTCCTAAATCTCATTGGAGCAAAGGGTCTTGGTAAAACCGAGTTCGCGAAAGCGTTTGCTAAAAATCTTTACAATAAAGATGGAGATAGAAGGACATTTCTTGAACTTAATTGCTCTACAATCAAGAATAACGAGCAGTTTTTTGAGCAAATATTTCTGCCAATTATATCGGACAACGAAATAACTGTTTTGTTCGATGAGTGTCATGCTCTCCCCAAGGATTTAACGATGGCGTTTCTTACTATTTTTAATTCAGAAAAAAATAATAGAAAGACTTTTGAGTTTAATGAAATGTCTTTTGAGTTTAATTTTAAGCAACAAACATTTATTTTTGCCACGACAGAGAGTGATAAAATATTCCCTCCTCTGAAGGATAGGTTTACTACTGTTGACTTTGAGCCGTATAGTCAAGACGAACTTGCTCAAATAATAAAACTATGCACTCCAAATGTTATATATACAAACAATTCTCTCCAAAGGGTTGCTAGTACAGTCAGAAACAATGCTCGTAGCGCAGTCAAGAGAGCTAAAGAGATCACTTTATATTGCGGAGCGAAAGGGAGAAGTATTTTTGGCTTGGCTGAATTTTCCGACCTATGTGATCAAGTGGGAATACTGCCTTATGGATTAACTTATACTGAAAAACAAATACTTGAGGTATTGAATAATTGCGGAGCAGAAACTTTAACGGGTCTCGCCGCCAAAATAGGGTTAAGTAAGACCGCTCTACAAAGGGATCACGAATTATATTTATTAAATAAAAATCTTATGAAAATAGATGGAAAAAGAAAAATAACTGGTCGTGGTCTTAAATTATGCGAATCTTTATAAATATTGAAATATTGTGTATACATTTTATATGCAAACTTCTATAGATCACTACAATTTATTTAAGGAAGGAATCTCTAGGGCTAGGCTAATTAGAGCAGATTTAAAACGAAGCTTAATTAAACATGAACATCGAAAGATTAAGGGCTTAAATAAAGCGTATATAGAAACAATCAAAGAGGTCATTCGTCAAGGAGATTATTATCTCGATAAAGATGGTGATTTTAAGTTGGGATTAAAAATCGCAATAACGATAGAAAACTATAAAGCTTTTTTAAGCACTTTGCCAAAACTCAATGATGAAGAAAAATAATAATATAGATATAAATATTGACACTATAGAGTTATGCAAAAAAATAGAGCTTCAAATATCGAGTCATAGCAAAAAAAACACAGAGGAGTCTGTTTTATTAGTTAATGAAATATTGCGTCCATCCCTAGTTTGTATAAAACTTAACGAAGAAATTCTTAAAGAACTCGCCCGAATTGGTAGCAAGCACTTCACATAATGCTACAAGATCCTTTTTTTTACCTTGCAATTATTATCATAGCGTGTTTTACTTATGATGTAATTTATAATTTATGGAACAAATGAATTTATACGACATTCCAATCCATCCTAAATCTCCTCAAAGAATTAATGCTATCATTGAGATTCCAAAAGACACCAATGTCAAATATGAATACGATCCAGAGTTGGGCGTTTTCATTTACGACAGGAGTCTCTTGAGCGCTATGGTTTATCCTGCGAGTTATGGATTCATACCTCAAACATTAGCTGAAGACGGTGACGCTCTAGATGTCTTGGTATATAACGCTATGCCAATAGGCACAGGGACTTTAGTTGAGTCAAGAGTCATAGGGGTTTTAGATATGGAGGATGAAGGGTTTAAAGATTATAAGGTGCTAACAACTCCAGTGTCTCATGTCAAAGAGTATAGGTCGCTATCCGACATCGACTCTAATTTTTTAAAAATATGCCAAAACTTCTTTGCTCATTATAAAGATTTAAACAATAAAAAAGTAAAAGTCCTTGATTGGCACGAAGCTGATTTCGCAAAAGAAATCGTTTCGTCTAACTACAAGGCTGAATAACGCAATGAAACCATTTCTTAGTAGACTACTTTATTACATTGGAGATTTTATAAGTTTCTTTTTGAGGTTTAACGCTTTTTCATTTATTTACCCTCTTTATGGAAAAATAATGTTAAAAAGTTGCGATCTTGATGAACATGGGAAAGTATGGAAAAGAGTTAAGAAAAGAAAACTTCGGGATAAAGAAGGGGAAAGTAATGTATAACGATGGCATAGAGAATGAGTTTGAAGAGACTCACCAAAAAGGCTTGCGCCGAGGTTTCGACTTAGGTTGGTCTTACAAGGGGCGGTTTGATCGTTCAATTATTGAGGATCGAATCCAGAAATTGGGCGAAACTCATCCTAACTCCGACAAGAAAAACAACATAATAAGAATTCAAGCGCTCAAAGGTATATTAAAAGAGCTAGAGGATCACAACAACAACAGAGAAAACATAAGTATCAACAGTTGGTAGTGTAATATAACACTTATGAAATACTTATCTTCTAAATATACCCTTTATAGGGGGAGACTCCTTTCTTTGGAGACTTGTAAGCGCTTTTTTAAGTTCGTCACTTTGCCCGAACTTAAATTTTGTAAGACCTTGGGGTTTATCTTGACTATTTTGTTTTAATTAAAACCTTGACAAACCCCTGCTAATATGATAATGTGTTGGTATGTTGAAGCAAATACCACTTATCAGCGGAAATCTTTTAGACTTTCCAACCCATTGTGAAACCGACCCCGACAAATATGTGGGGATAAATAATATCGCGCACTCCTGTAATTGTCAAAATGTCATGGGTGGGGGCATTGCAAAGCAAATAAAGGATCGCTACCCTCAAGCCTTTGAAGCAGATACAGAGCGTTGGAGCAATGAATACAATGATGGCGGGAATTGGAGATGCCAAATAGGGGATTACTCCAAAGCAGTAATCGAGACTCACGGGACGAATTCGCCTCATGCGAGGACGAACTTGTCTCACTCCACCATCTATAATCTCTATACCCAATCGGGATATTCAACATCGAAAAGAGAAGTTAACTACGAATATTTCTGGAAAGCGATGAAAGCGATGCAAGAAGACTTGCTTTTCAATCAACACGAACTCAATACCCGACAAGTCGTAGGAGTGCCTTACGGCATCTCCTGTGGGCTTGCAGGAGGCAACTGGAAGATAATCAAAGCAATAATAGAAGATATTTTCCTTGACTCTATGATTGAATGCTATATAGTGAAATATAATGATCTAGGAAAAGACTCTCCAGCCGATTGGCAAAAGTCATCATTTGAAAGAACAGTATGAAAATATCACAAATAGAAATACAAGAAAACTCCTCTGGAGAATTGTTCTTTGAAATGCCTCCTTCTTTATTGAAGTACATGGGTTGGAAAGAGGGGGATTCCATAAAGTTTACAGATAATAAAGATGGTAGTTTTTCTATAAAGAAATTTAAATATTCAACGATTGAGCTTGACTTTAGTGATGATGAGCTTTTAAAATACATGACATACGCCCATGAAAAGGGTATGACCTTTAATGAATTAGCCGAACAATCCGTAAAAGAAATGTTAGATAAAGAAGATTTTGAAAATGAGTGTGGATAAAGAAGATTACCTTACAAGTCGTGATGGCGTTCCAAAATGCCCCGTAACAAATAGAGAGGACTTTATTGACGATTGTTATATCGAAGTATCATTTGGATATGGTAGCGACAAGGATATGTGGACTTATAGCTTTGGCGCAGTTCACGATATTGTCGGCAAGAAGGTGCTAGAGACCATCCAATCCTTAATGCCCAAAGGTAAGTCAGTAGAAGACTTTGGAGAAGACACTCTAGCAGGATGCGCTGAAAAGTCTAAAGAAGAATGGGATAACTATACTGACGAAGAGAGAGAACAAAAGAAAAAAGAATGGGGGATAATATGAATAACGAATTTAAATGGAAAATGAAAAGGTGGGCAGATATCTATCTAAATAATAGAGCTAACTTTTTCAAATCTAAAGATGTTTTAGTTGAGTATGATGAGCGTTGGGATGTTCGCTTCTTGAATAATGGAGAAGATTGGTACGCATTCGCTTGCGATACTGAAGAGAGTAATGAGAATATAAAATACACGCAATTAACAAGCTCCCAAATAAACAAAGAAACAGGTAAAGTTAAATATTCTAAGGTTTCATGGCTAACTTAATTCTTGACATCTGTTAAATATTAATTTAAAACTATCTTAATTATGATTAAAACATTAGAACTAGATAAAGACACCAAACTAAAGATCATTGATGAGGCTTTAACTCACATCAAAATGGTCGAGACTGACCCCGACATTGAGTTTGACTATACAGACCCTTATGACGCTTGGTTGGCTTTTAATGAGCGTGTTGATTTTAATGTGAGTGAGGCTAATTTCGGTAATGACGAGTGGATGGAAGAAGATGCGCCAATGGAGTGGAACTGTTCTGCTTATGCGGTTGAGCTAGACGATAAGGAGTTTGCGAGAGTCAATACCGACCACATGATTAGCTTATTCACCTACAAAGATGGAAAGGTAATATTTCACAATGAATAAAATATTTTATGCAGTTATAGTTTTCGGCGCAGGGTGTTCGTCAAATAAAAGTGTTGACACACTCCACGATTACCCTATGATGGGAGACGATTGCCCCATTACCGCTGAGAGAGTCATCGAAAACGAGGAGTATCTAAAAGCTCAAGCGAAGAGACTAAATATAAGGTATGTGGACTACTTACATCTAATAACTAAAAAGAAAATGGAATCAAAAATACAATTGGGATTAAAATAATGAAGGAAGATAAATATATTGAAGAGTGGGCGCGTGGTAAAGAATGGAATAGAGATGAGAATGGGGTTGTAGACGATCCATCTTACAATCTTGCGATTCTGTTTGCAACTAAGCATAATCTTGTAGATATTGAAAGATTACTTTATGATCTTGAGGAAGTTGCCTATTACCCTACAGATGTATGGGATAGCATTAAAGAAAGGCAAGAGAGGATAGAATTTCACATGAAAAGCCCCAAGGTTGCCAAGACTCCTAATGGGGAGGATTATGACCTCTATGGGGAAGACTTTTCGAGAGCGTATGCTGAGAGTAAGGATTTAATGAAGTGGCTTGAGTATCTTCGCCAAGATAAAGGTGATGAAGTTTATCCTTAAAAGCCTTGACAACATCGAACAAGTAGCTTAATGTATATAAATTATGAGTGGAGAAGGTAAATCAGTAAGTTTTAAAACTATGAACACACAATCTAAAGAAAAACAAATGGATGTCGCACTTATATTACATACTGACGGTGTACCTGTCGGCATGAAAGTAACCGACCTTGAACATCTCATTAGAATCATAAAGTTTCAATCTGAAGAAAAAGGGTTGAATATATTTTCTTATAATATTTCTGGCAATATAGTTATAAAGTAATAATGAAAATATCAATAACACACTACGGCAATACAACCTCCTATGAGACAGAGAGGGACGATCAACACATCTCAGAGATGGCAAGT